CATTCTGATTCTCGACATTCTGATTCAGACGAGCCTCCGACGAAACACTCATCGGCTCTGCAATCGCATCAGCATCGTAAAAATACTTCCGCGATTTACTGAACAAGAACAGGTATTCGTGACTGCGTGTCGGCCGGTCAGTCACGCTCTCAGGCATACAATTCGGCTTGGCCCAAATGATGTCGGATCTCAGATACCAACCCACCTCACGCAAAGCAAACGCGACCATCCACGGAATACCGATCAGGTCTTTCTCTTTCAGATTCGTGCCCAACCGTGGCGGCCGTGCCTCGCGCTTCCCGTTCGGCAATGACCCTTCGCCCACGACATTGCGACGTGAGCACGGCCATGCACTTGCGTACCTGTCACCGAGATTAAGCCAGAGAGTGCCGTCTTTCTTGAGAACACGCCATATTTCATTGAAAACTCGAACGAGGTTGGCAACGTATTGTTCTGGTGATTTCTCCTGACCGAGTTGATCGGGATGTTTGTAGTCACGAAGCCCCCAGTATGCGGGACTAGTCACGCAGCATTGAACCGACTCCTTCGGAATGAACGGCAGTGCCGACAAAGCAGATGCGCAGTAAACGGTTCGGAGGGACGATTGAATGACGGGGACCACAACTACGTTCCGTTGTCCACGGCTTCCAGGCGGGTGATGATCGATGAGATTCGCTGCCTGGAACCACCGCAGGTGCTCGACATTCGATCCGCTTCTTTGGGTGCGTCGATCTGGATGGCGAGAATGTCGTTCCTCTGAACGATGGCATCACCGTGTGGAATTTCGCGGCCCCCTGATGTGTGAGGCAATGAATCAAACCATTCGCTCGCACTTTTCATTTCGTGACTTCCCCCAACGCCTTCTGATCTTTGTCCGGGTTGTGCTCGCCCAATATCCAGGCAATCAACGCCGAGAAAGCGTGCTCCTGAACAGGTCGGCCTTCCTCAAATCGCCAGATCAAATTGTGATCGAGTCCGGTGAGTACCGCGAGTTCACGGTAGGACAGGCCGTGCTTCTCACGGTAGAGCTTGAGCATCTCACGGAAACGAGTCGGCGGAGTTTTGGTTTTGTCAGACATGAAAATCAAACGAACCGACAGGGAAGCATTCCTCCTTTAACGGAACCCAATGTCCATAAACACTCTGTTTCATTAGCACAAGAAAAGGTGTTCGCTCTGCCGGTTCATCTGTCTCACTCATACAACATTGTTCTTGTCAGGTCAATAGCGGAGTGATACGATCTGTTCACCATGAAACGCAGATGGAATGAGGAATCCGAAATCATCGCCGCCATCGACCACAATCACGAAGCGGGTATCGCCAAGCTGAAAGAGGCGGAGGAATGCGAACAGGAGATCGAGGAGAACAAGCGGTTCATCGCTGCCAACGAGGATGCAAAGGACAAGGTGACACGCATGAAGGTGGACATCGCTTACTCGAAGATCGAACCCTTGCGTCGTCAGGTGTTAAAGGCTAGAAAACGGGCGACGACACTCCTCGAAGTGAAGGCGAAGAAACTGCAAAATCAACTGGCGATATTTCGAACCCGCACGATGGAATTCTGTCCCGACCAAAGTATCCCGGCATGAAAACCCTGGTGATTGGTAACGTCACCGGGTACGTCACAGCCTCTCGAGTCGAATTCTCCACTCGCGCCGGATCGGTGATGAGCATGACCCGCAACGAAGCCATCATGGTAGCGAAGTGGGTATTGGAGAACGTCGAACCGGAGAAGAAGGAACCGCCCCGCCAAGAGATCACGTTGGAGGAAGCTGCAAAGACCGATTCGCTCCGAAGATGAGCACGAAGGCAGGAAAGCCACACAGAAAGGGTCCGGTCACAAAAGACTGGATTCTGGGAGTTGTGAATATCGACAGTCAGTCCGGGTGCTGGAATTGGAAACTCGCAGTCAATAGGCAGGGATACGGGACAATCACCGAGAACAAAACAAAGCAACTCGCAACGCGGGTTGTGTATCGAGTCTGGTTTGGTGAATTTGATCGAACGCTTTTGGTCTGCCACAAATGCGATAACGAACAGTGCGTCAATCCCGATCATCTGTTTCTCGGAACGCACCAAGACAACATGTCGGACATGGTTTCGAAGGGCAGGGCATCGCGCGACAACGGTCATCCGGGGGAAACCAACGGAAATGCAAAGCTGACACTCACCCAGGTAGATGACATCCGAGTTCTGAAAGTTCTTGGCGTATCCCTGAGAAGATTAGCAAAGGAGCTTGGTGTTGCAAAAAGGACCATCCAGAGAATTGTGAGAAACAACACTTGGACAAAATATGCCGAGACTTAAATCACGACAGAAATACATCCCGAACGGGTTCGTCTTTTACCAGCCTCAAACGAAGTGGAGCGCGCCGTCCAACGCTTCATTCGATGTCATCGTGTCGGCCGTGATCTCCCATCGCCAGGGGCAGCCTCACATCGTTTCACAATTCGGACTGTCCACCGATTACGCGACCGTTGCTGAGGAAGTCGATGCGTTCAACGCCACGATCTGTCAGAGGATGGGGTGGACTGACTTTTACGTGGAAGGGGGTTCTAGTGCTGTGGCCCTCCCTTTTCAGCAAGCAGCACTCCCGCCAATGCCGCCGATCGACCAAAACAAGCTGGCTGTTGCGGCAGCAAAGGTTAAGAAGATTTGGATTGGCATAAAGACGCTCAAAGAATGGGCGGAGTCCGGCGCGCCTGCCGTGCCCGCCGAACTGTCGGCCAAACGCGCGGCTGTCTGCGCGACATGCCCGAAGAACGGTCAGGGGGATTTCACGAGTTGGTTTACCCGACCGGCATCCGAGGGGATAATGAAAATGATCGACCTCGTGAAGTCTCGCAACCTCACGACCCCCGACGATGACAAGCTGAATATCTGTGAGACATGCCTGTGTCCGATGAAGGCGAAGGTCCATCCAACAATCGAGATCATCAATAGCTGGATGGGAGACGTTGACCGAGCAGAACTGTCTGCCGTCCAAAATCCGAGCGGTGGCTGCTGGATCGTCAAAGAGATTTGGCCGGAGCGTTACCCTTGAGAGTTGCTGTCGTTTACGTTTACCCGTTGGGCGGCGCCGGAAAGTTCTACGAACGAGCCATCCGTTTCCTTCAAACTTATCACGACAACCCACCACAGTACGATCACGACTCGGTGATAGTCTGCAACGGAAGTCCGGCGACTGAGGAGATCCAATTCCTTTTTTCGTCACTTCCGAATTGCCGATTCCTTGAACGTGACAACAGCGGGTGGGACATCGGCGCCTTTCAACTCGCCGCACAACAAGCCCCGGCCGACATGATGGTTTATTTTGGGAGCGAAACGTACTTCCGGCGAGCCGGTTGGCTGGCTCGCATGGTCGAAGTGTTTTCCAAATATGGTTCCGATCATCTCTACGGCTGTACCGGCAACCAGGGCGATGCGCGGTTCAATGTCTGGCCGCATGTTCGGACGACGGCATTCTTTTGCACCCCGCATTTGATTAACGCTCATCCGATGCGCGTCACCGGGACTGGCGAGCACCAGCGATACGCTTACGAACACGGCCCTGACGGTCTGACGTCCTGGGTGTTGAATCAGAATCGTCGGGCGTGGATCATCTCATGGGACTCGGTTTGGCCGCTCCATCAGTGCGATCAGATGCCGGGAGGATTTCACCACGGCAATCAAGAGGGGCTAATCGTTGGCGATCGTCTTACCTGCCCGCCCTACTATCACTGCGAATGACGCCGATCATTCTGTTTTACCATACCTTGTTCTTCATGGGTGAGAGTCAGAACGTGCTCAACCTGGAAATTATCATGGAACAGATGGATGTGCTCAGACGCAGCGGACTCGAAGATGCGGCGACTGAAATCCACATCGGAGTCAACGGCGGAGAGGAAAGCCGGTTCTTTGCCGAGTCGTTGTTGCCGTCGAAGGCGCGCGTTGTTTACCACGGACTGCAGTGCCGGTCGGAGAACCGAACTTTGGTGATGATGGAGGATTGGTGCAGGTCCAACACCAATCAGGCTCATCTATTGTATTTCCACAGCAAGGGCATCACTCACGCTCCCGGCAGCGACTACGGTGAACGGATCTCCCGGCCGTGGAGAAATCGCATGATGGAGACGTGCGTTCACCATTGGCGACAATGCGTCAAGGATTTGGAAGGCTACGATGCTGCTGGCGCTCACTGGTTGACCGGGCAGGGATGGGATCGGTCACAGCATTATTTTGCCGGGACATTCTTTTGGGTGCGAGCTTCGTTCTTTAGAACGATTCCAAGTCTGACGACCCGGCAGCGGATCAAAGATTCAGGACTCGACTCCCTCGAAAGTCGATACGAAGCCGAAGTGCATTTAGGAAATGGACCAAGACTCCCGATTGTAAAAAACTACTATGCAGGTTCGATTGGAACATAGCGAATTGGAGACATGGCTCCCGGTTTCGGGCTTTGAAGGTAGATACGAAGTGAGTTCACACGGGAGAATCATGGCACTGTTCCCAAGCAACGGAGGAGAGTTGAAGCCGGGGAGAATTCTATCACAGATCCAAACCCCAAACGGATACCTCAAAGTCGGACTTTACAAACACGGAGGGAATAAATCTGTTCAGAAAAGCGTGCACTCGATTGTGCTCGAGTCGTTCAAAGGTCCAAGAACCGGAAAGCAGGTGTGCAGACACTTGGACGGTATAAGGACTCACAACACCCCCAAAAACCTTGAGTGGGGAACGGGCAAGCAAAACGCTCAGGATTCGAAGGGGCACGGCACCTTTGTTATTGGCGAGAAGAACGGGTTCTCGGTCTTGACCAAGGACGATGTTGTTAAAATAAGAAACATGAGGGAAGAAGGAGAAACTCTAAAATCCATAGGTTTAAAATTCAACACCCATCTGAGTAACGTGTCATTGATATGTAGGGGAAAAGCGTGGAATCATGTGACATGAGTCCCGAACTCCAATCAGCGTACGACGAAGCAGCCAAACCGTTCTGGCAAAGCGGTGGAGCAATCTCGATCGAGGAGAGCCAGATGAAGTCATGGCGGTATTTCCTCGAGATCAATTCCGCCTGCACCCTCAAATGCCCGACCTGCACGAAGGGCAATCAGGGTGAGGTCAACGGACTCAAATACGATCACAAGACAGGCATCATGGACCGTGAGTTGATGGAGCGCATCATCGACAAAATCGCGTCGGAGAACCCGAAGTGCATTGTCTTTCTCTATGGCAATTCCGAGCCGTTCGTTCACCCGAAACTACCTGAGTGCATTGCGGCCGTGAAGTCCCGCGGGTTGCGTTGTGAGTTCTCGACGAACCTCAATCACGTCCATCGACTCGATGAAACGCTCGAAGCCGGTCCCGACATGATAATCATTTCACTCTCAGGCTTCACCCAGGACATTTACGTCCGAGGTCATGCAGGCGGCAATATCGAGAAGGTGAAGGCGAACATGAGGTTGATTGCCGAAGCGAACGCGAAGATCGGCCAACGCATTCGGATTGAAGTGAATTACCACCGCTACAACGACAACGAACACGAGTTGCCGTTGATGGGGGAGTATTGCCGCAACCTCGGACTCGGATTCTTTACGTCTTACGCTCGCGCGATCTCGATGGAGAACGCGATTCAGTATTGCCGTGAGCATGATCCGGCCAGCACGGAGTTCGAACGCCAGAAGGGAAAACCTGATTGGAATGTCCTGCTGCCTCCGACTTCCGAGCAGTGGAAATACACGATGAACAGGTTGAAGATCCCACCAACCGAAGCGCGCGAAATGTATGAGCACCACCCGGTTGCCGAGCATTGCCCGGTTGGGGCCGGGGGAATGTTCACATTCATCAGGCACGACGGAAAGACCTCGATGTGCGCGTGCGTGGCTGACAGGCGGATAACCGTTGGTGATTATCTCGACACCACGCCGGATCAGATGATCGAACAGCGAACAGGTCACGCGATTTGCAAGCAGTGCATGAAGTATCGAACGAACTTTTACTTTCACTTGGTTGATCGGGAGAAGTGGGAATGACTTGGGCTGACAATGATTTGAGATGCAAGATCGGTTACTGCGTGTGGATTCTTTATTTCCGCCTGTGGGACAAAACTCCGTACAGCAGAAAAGAATGGAAGGCTGAGTTGAGGAGATTAAAACAATGAAAACTCTCGACGAAATCGGCATCGAACAACAGACCGACAAGGCAAGCCAGTTCAGCCGTACGTATGCCAAGCCTCACAACTACCTGACGCACCTTGCAAAGTTCTTCGACCCGATACGCGAGAAGTCGATTCGCTTCGTCGAGATCGGGGTTGGAGGCGGCGAGAGCATTCGGACTTGGATTGAGTTCTTCCCGAACGCCGAGGTCATCGGTGTCGATAATGTTCAGGCAACAAATCCGTGGAACACTGTGGGAAGTGGCGTCCACGAACGCTACCGATTCGTCTATGGCGATCAGTCTGACAAAACATTTTGGGCCTGCTTCGTTGCGGATTACGGATCGGAGTTCGACGTGTTAATCGACGATGGAGGTCACCACTCGCATCAGGTGATGACTACATTGAATTGCATGTGGTGCCATGTTGCAAGCGGTGGGCTGTACATCATGGAAGATTTAGCGTGCTCGTATTCACCGATTTTTATGACGGCAGGATGGCCGACGCCGATGGATAGGCTTCGCGATGAGATCGACTCAATGAACAGGGGCCAAGACGAGATCGACTCGATGTATTTTGCCAGGGAAATTTGCATCATCAGGAAAAGGTGAGTTCTCCTCGAAATCCAAATCGAGTTGTGAGGCTCGGTGATAAACCAGTTCACGAACGAACCGACCCGGATTATTACGAAAAGAAGTTAGCGAAAATGGCTATTGATTATCGCGATTGTCCCGATGAGTGGAAAGGCGTGTTCATTGCTGGAATTGACACTAAAGACCTGAAAGAACTCCAAGATCGAGGATTTCTTCCAAAAGGTGATGCGAGAATCCCCGCATCACAAAAACCTAATTCGAAATTCTGGCATACGTCTGACTTTCGATGAACGGCTTCCAGCGTGTACAACTTCAAGATGGGGGAGGCAACGAACTTCCGAAGGACCGTGTGTCAGTCCGACGTATTGCCGCCATTGGTGATTGCGTAGCCGCGTCAGTCGTGGCCGACAAGCTGTTCGAACAGCAGATCCCGGTCGATTGGCAGTGCCATGGGATGATCGTTCCAGTGATGAAGCGCATCGGGTCGATCAGCAGTGTCAACACTCCGAACTTCCATGCCGATGTCGTGCTCGATGGAGTTTACGAAAAGGACTCAGAGCGAAAGACGCGGCATTTCCACGATTATTTTATTCGATCGGCCAACGCTCAACTCAAGAGCCGCGGCATCGACATCGGGCGACCGATCAACTGCCGACCAGCCTTAAACGTCACCGACGGAGAGAAACAATTGTTTCTATCGAAGATCGTCCAATATCCGAAACCTTGGGTGATGATCTGCCCACGCAGCCAGTGGTTTAGATGCCGAGACGTTCCAGATTACGTGTGGGAACGGGAGGCACCAAAGATCAACGGCACCTGCTTTTGGATGGGCATGAACCAGGAACCCAAAGGGATCGTCGGACTTCGTTGCAGCAACATTGAGGAGGTCTTGATGTATTGTGCTGTCGCTGACTTGGTGATCTCGCCTGACACTGGACCGGCGCATTTGGCGATCGCTGTCGGCACCCAGGCATTGCTCGTCGGCCAATCGTCGGACCCAATATTACACTTCTCCGACCTGTGCGATTTCGAAGTCATCTATGCGAACGTGCCTTGTAGGAATTGCCAGGAAAACAGGTGCCCGATAAATCAGTTCACGCCTCCGTGTTGTGAGATCGAGCCTGACAGGATTGCCCTGGCGGCGAACAGGAAGCTGAGGCGAAACATCGTGTCGTGCGTTGTGCCGACCTTCGCGGCAACAACGGAAAGACTCTCAAGGTGCATTGCGGCAGTGCTCCCCCAAGTGGATGAAATCGTGGTCGGTGCAGATGCCGGAGGGATATTTCCGAAAGGAGCGCCGATCCACACCAAAATAAAATACGTCCAGAGCTGTAAAACCAACCAAGGTTTCGGGAAAAATATTAACCACGCTTTGAGACACACGTCAGGAGATCTAATATTGCTTCTCAACGATGACGTATTTTTAGACCCAGGAGCAGTGCGGGCCATGTGTAAAGTGATGGACGAGAATCCAAGGGTGGGAATGGTGTCCCATTTATTGCGCTACGAAAGTGGGAAAATTTATTTTGCTGGTCGGCAGAGGCACAACGGGGAACGGGGGTTCCCGCACATCGACCACAATCAATTCCTCCCAACATTCAACCAAGTTGTTGAGCAGGAGGCGGCAAGCGCAACGTCACTTCTGGTTAGTCGAGAGGCGTTCTACAAAGCTCGATGTTTCACTGAGGAGATTCACATGTATGCCGAAGATGATTTTTTGTCGATGTCTGTTCGCAAGGCCGGATACAGAATCCTGTACACGCCCCATGCAGCGGGCGTTCACATCGGGAACGCGACAACGGGGCCAACTGGAAAAATGCACGAGTGGATTGCTCAGTCAGGCAAGATAATGGAACGGTACTGGGGTCCGTATTTTGACCACAATCGGAACCGACTTCCTCTTGGCAACTTCGACTATTTAAGGTAAAACAATCGAACCGAGCGAACGACTGTAATCGTTGCCCGGTTCTGAACACAACGAAAGTATCAGTTTCGAATATGCCTGCCGGTAAGATTTCACTGGACGGAAGGACCGTTCAAGATTTAACCAACGTAAAATTTGGAAGATTGCTGGCAGTCAAGCCTGTCGGGTTCAGGCACCGAGGACACATCGCCAAGAGGACCGTGATGTTCTGGGACTGCATTTGTGACTGTGGCAAACGGGTTGAGAAAAGCGCCGAATGCCTACGTGCCATAGAAACCCAGTCGTGCGGTTGCCTTCTGAGGGAGATGAGGTCCGCTCAAAACACAAAACACGGTCACGCCAGAAGGGGAAAAACGCATCACCTATACGGAAGGTGGAGGGGCATGATTCAGAGATGCTATGACCCCAATCACAAACAGTTCAACAATTGGGGAGGCCGGGGAATAATTGTGTGCGAACGGTGGAGAACATCGTTTGCTAATTACCTCGAAGATATGGGTCCATCGTGGGTTAATGGATTGAGCATCGACCGGATTGACAATGACGGTCCATACAGTCCGGAAAATTGCCGATGGGCTACCGCATCACAACAAGGACAGAACAAACGTAAATACCGGAAAGAGTTCTTCGCCCATTTCCTTTGAGCAAACGATTATTTGCGTTGACATCCCTGTGGTATAGGTGAGACAGTGGCGGTGATGACAATTGTCCTTCTTGGCGCATCAGGTTACGTCGGCTCCGCACTCGCAAAAGAGATTGATGCCAGGTGTATCCCCGCCTTCGAAATCGCCCGCGGTGTTGTGGATTACACCATCGAAGAAAACTTTCGATCGTTGATGCGGGACAAACCAACGCACGTCATCAATGCCGCGGCCTGGATTCCTCAACCGTCGGTCGATGCCTGCCGAAACGATCCGGCGAAAACATGGCGGTCCAACGTTCACTTCCCGGCGATGCTGGCGAAGGTCTGCAACGAACTAGGCATCATGCTCTGCCACATCAGCACCGGCTGCCTTTACGACGAGGAGCGGTATTACACCGAGGACGACGCTCCGACACGATGGCAGCACGACTATGCGGGGCTGTACGTCAACACCAAGTATTACGGTGAAGTGCTAGTACAGAGGATTTGCCCAAACTCCTTTGTCTGGCGGGTGCGCCTGCCATTCGATGAAGTCGATCACCCTCGCAATTTCCTGACGAAGATTCAGCAGCACGCCCAAGTCTGGGATCATCGAAATAGCCTGACTCATCGCGGCGATTTTGCGCGCGCGGCGATTGATATGATCGAGCGTGGGGTTATGCCAGGGGTGTACAACATGACCAATCCTGTGGGCATCCACACCAATTCAATAATGGCCCAAATGGAACAGTCATGGGGCTGCATAATAAAAAGGCAATTAGTCCCCGGACCCGTCCCAGGAACACTGCTGTCTGGGGAGAAACTTAAATCGGCAGGCATCTTCATGCGCTCTGGTCCGGAAGCTGTGACTGATGCGCTCAACAGGTGGAGGAAAGAGTGATAAAAATAAAGAAGTCGGAAACGGCGGATACTCGCACTTGCGACTTTGCAAACGTCACAAAGGCACAGTTACTCAGTTCAAGTTGTCAACACATTGGTGATGTCGGGCTGGCGATGCAGTTCTTCCGCCGCTACATGACGAACGCTGAATTGTCCCACGACTGGGATAAGATCAAAAACATCGACCAGTTCCACGACGATTTTGTGACCGGGTTCAAACAAACCGAGTGGTGGAATGCCCACCGCAAGATGCACCGACATCACCTTAATTATACAGATGGTATTCCGTCAGACGTGAATCTCCTCGACGTGCTGGAATACATTTGCGATTGCGTCATGGCTGGCATGGCTCGAAGCGGAGAGGTTTACGAAATAAAGATTGATCCCGAGACATTGCAGCACGCCTTCAACCAAACTGTTGCTCTGCTTAAATCCCAAGTGGAAGTGGAGAAATGAGCTTCACCCTCGTAACCAAATGCCGAGCGTGCGGTGCTGGCGATCTGAAACCAGTATTCAATCTCGGAGTTCAACCTCTGGCAAACGATTGGCGACAGCCTTCGGAATCGAGACAAGGCCACTATCCGCTGTCAGTCCTGCTCTGCACGAAATGCACGTTGTCTCAATTGTCGGCTGTCGTGGACCCCGATATTCTCTATAGGAATTATTCCTACGTGACGAGCAGTAGTATTACGATGCAGCGACATTTCCACAGACTGTTCATCGACCTTGAATCCGAGGCTCCGCCGACAGCCATTCTGGAAATCGGCAGCAACGACGGCAAGTGTTTGGCATACGCAAAGAGCCGAGGCTGGATCAATGTGTTTGGGATCGAGCCAGCGAAGAATCTCGGTCAAATCGCGTTCGACGAATACTCGGTCCCATCATTGCCTGAGTTCTTTGAGAAGGAGTCGGCACACGTTGCGCTCAACAGGATGGGAAATCCGTCCGTCATCCTGGCCCGACACTGTTTCGCCCATGTCAATGACTGGCGTGAATTCATGGCTGGACTCGAAATCCTGGCAGGCAAGGACACGGTGATTGCGCTCGAAGTGCCATACGTTCACGACACACTCGCCAAAACCGAGTTCGACCAGATTTACCACGAGCATCTGTCGTTCATCTCAATCAGTTCGATCTACGCACTGCTTCTGCCAACGCCATTCAAACTCCAACGAATCATCCGTTACGGCATTCATGGCGGCAGCCTGCTCATCATGCTCAGACACAAAAGTTCAGGAGCGGCAGAACATCTGAGCGTCGATGAGTTCATGGGAGAGGACTTGGTGACGAAGAAACACTGGTCGAAGTTTGAAGTCCAGGCGTTCCAAAAGATCAATCGAATGCGCGACATCGTTCGAGGCTTGATTGCCGATGGCAAGAGAGTCTGTGGGTTCGGCGCCAGTGCCAAGGCAACAGTTTGGATCAACGCCTGTGGGTTCACAGAAAAAGACCTGCTGTTCGTCTCCGACAACTCGCCGTTGAAGCCAGGATGCTACATTCCTGGGACGTTCATCCCAGTCATCGCTCAAGACGAGTTTTTGAGTGAGCACCCGGATTACGCGATCATGTTTGCCTGGAATTTCAAAACTGAAATCTTGGAGTCACAAAAGAAGTGGCGGCAACGTGGAGGCAAATTCCTGATCCCGACCGTCGATGGGGTGGAGGTTGTGTGACAACCGTTGAAGGAAAGGGAGAATGAAATTCTTTAGCTATCATCCATGCGACTGTCCGGCTTTGAGGCTCCATGAAACAGCGGAGTCTGCAAAAGCGAGAGCCGAGAAAGATTTAGACCAAGAACGCTTCGAGGCCCAAGAAGGATGGTCGCAGGAAGTAATGGACAACCCTATCTGCTGGGGAAAAATCAGCGAGATAATGACCCAAACCGAGCGCCGTAAGCCGCGTGCGGACGAAAAGGCCAACGGAATTGACGAAGTTCTAAACTATCAACTTAAATCTCCATGACCCCCTCCACAACAGAAGCCCTCAAAATCGTTGCTGAGAATGAGTGGCAGACCAAACGCGCTGCTCCAGTCGAACTCACACCCGCCGACGCCAAAACCCTATTCGCCGCCATCAAGCAGTTGAGTGGGGATGGTGAGCGGTTGAACGGCAAAGATGGGGAGATGAATTGATGGAACAAAGGCGCTTACTTTGGTTCTCCTGTGGGGCAGCGAGTGCGGTTGCGCTTAAGATGGCCGTAAATGCTTATGGTTTGGACGCGGTTACGCCAGTGTACTGCGATTGTTCCGCTAATGAGGATAAGGATAATATCCGATTCCGAGCCGATGTTGAGCAGTGGACTGGAAAGCAAATCACAGTCATAAGAAATGAGAAATTCCGCACGGTGGAGGAGGTCAATGAGGCCCGCCAATACATGCTTGGCTTTAAGAATAACAACTGCAAAGCCTGCAACAAGGCCACAAGCCTCGCCTACTGGGTTCTCACCCGCAGGATCGACCCGGAGGAATTCAGGGTCAGAGCGGAACAGTCTCGAAGATTTGGGGCGAGAATGACGCGGTGGAACGGTAAGCGCATCTTCTTAGACGAAATTCCACCCGACGACCAGATTCCGAAACGATTCCTCAAACAAACCGAGAACGTGTCATGCGGGCCGGAATGCGGCCTGACCGACGCCGCAATCCGAAAGGACGAGAGGGGTTATGAGTGACCATGAAGAAATAGAGCTATCTAATCAAATCGACGCTCTGCATTCCCAACTATCGACAGCGCTGGAACGGGTGAAGGAGTTGGAGTCCTATAAATCGAAGTGGATTTCAGACGCCGTTTGGAACAAGGGATTGGCTGACGGAGCAAACAAACGAATCACCGCCCTCGAAACGGAGAATGCGGAGTTGGCCGAAGCTTTGAGGATGCTTCACGACTATCAAAATGGCTGTCCATTGCCGACCTACGAAAAAGGTTGGACCGAAGCCATGCGACTCACTGAGAACGCATTGGCCAAAATCGCTGAGGCGAAGAAATCACAACCATGAGACATACATCGCTTTCAAAATGGATTGGCATCAGAGGTCGAAGATCAACTCCTGAGACGCGAAGGCGCTACAAAGCCTGGTTGAAGGCTAACCGTATAAAAATTCGTAAATGAAATGAAAAACCAAATCAAACTCACTGTCTGCTGCCTTGCAGCACTGGTGCTGACCATGTTCTCAGCACGCGCACAGCAGCCACCAGTTCCAGCCTGTATCACCAACGTTTACATCGCGTGTTGGGGTGACCTGTTTCCGCCGTACGCCTACTGGGGAAGCATCACTCAAACATCGTGGGGAGGTTGCACCAATGTCAGCACGTTCGCCGGTATGCCGATGATCTCGGATTGCACACCGACAAACTGTTACGGCATACCGCTCACGATCAATCCCTGCCCGGACTTTACCTGTCAAGCGACCGATCAGGTTATCGGCGTTCTCTGGTGGCAATGTTCTCATACGTGCGATCCGTCAGATTCATGGCACAGTGCGAATATCATCCTGCCTGCTCACAGCAGTTGGATGGATTTTTACGTCTGCGATTCGACGACGGCCGATTGCAGCCTCTACATCAGTTGTGTGACTAAAAGCGTTCCATGCGACAGGGTATGGGATTGGTAAATAATTTCCCGCTCTCAGAGTGAATCTCATTCCCATCGCCCTGTTCCTCCTGGTCAATCACGGTTTGTCATTAGACATGTCCCCGGTTAGCGTGTGGACTAATGGACCCGCTCTCACAAAGGCATTGGCTCAGGTTAATACGCCATTGCCGCCACCAATCAAACACCCCAAATTGATCTGGGATTGGATTCCAGATGGCGCTCCGGTTTTCTTCGAGGTATGGCACACGAATCGATTGCCATCAACACTGACAATAATCGGAACCAACGTACCGATCGGGTTCACGATGTTCACTAACGTCCTGTCCCCATCGACAGATATTGGATTGGATCAGGTGAACGAGTTTTTTATTGTTCGCGCAGGGAACTCGATTGGATATTCGGATTGGAACAGTAAATGAATTTCCCGCTCTCATTCGAGGCGTGTGCCCTTTCGCTGTCTAATAAGTCCACAGGCGATACGTTCGGGATCGTTTGATTCCGAGGCGGGAAAACCTTTGACCCTCTGACCAAAGAAGCGTAAGAGTCAGATTGATGCAGTTCAAACAAGCCGATGAGGTATCCTCGATCTGTTGGCAACTCCGCGAAGCCGATTACGACCGTGGACTCAATCGCGCTCGCATCAACAACCTGTTCAACGGCTGGCCCCCATACTCACCCCAGGAAGTAGAAGAAAACGGAGTCGAGATTAACGTCAATTACCTCGAATCGACTGTCATCGGTCACGACGCGCGCTCACAGTTTTATCAGGCGTTCCTCAAACCCGGAAACTTCTTCAAACTGACGACCGACATGGGTCCAGTTCACAACCGACAGAAGTACTCCAACATAGTCACCAAAGAGATCAACAAGCGCATGAAGCGTGATCTCCCGTACTTCGAGACAATGCGCTCGAAGTTCGCTAACTGCGTTCTGCATTCACCAGGACCGGCAGTATGGGCCGATCGAGACTGTCCATTGCCTGACGCGATTGGTGTCGAGGACTTGCTGGTTCCGGCAAACACCCATCTGACGTTCAAAAACCTGCCTTTCTTCTGCCTGCTGAAATCATTCACGGCGCCGGAACTGATTAAGCTGACACGCGGAAAGAAACGCGACCCGGCGTGGAACGTTGAATTGGTCGATGACACACTGCGTTGGATCGACCGTGAGACGATGGCACTTCTCGGAACCAACTACGCCGAGATTTGGAGTCCTGAAAAGTTGGAGGAGCGGGTCAAAGGAGACGGCGGATTCTACATGGGAGATCAGGTGCCAACCGTCGATGTGTTCGATTTCTATTACTGGTCCGACGAAGGCGGGAACGAAGGTTGGCGCCGACGCATGTTGATCGACGACTGGTCAAACCCGACATACTTCGGTACTCCATACGGTCAAGGTCCGAGAGAGAAATCCTCTCGAAACGAGAAACTCAAGTTCGCTCGCAACAAATGGCTGTACGATCCTGGCAGTCGTAAATATGCGGACAGTCGGGAGGAGATATTCTCCTGTCAATTTGCCGATCTCTCTGCCGTTGGTCCGTTTCGCTATCACACCGCGCGTTCACTCGGTTTCCTGATGTATGCCGTCTGCCATCTGCAAAATCGAATGCGTTGTAAATTCAACGAGAGCGTGATGGAGGCGCTGATGATGTATTTCCGGGTGAAGTCTCAGGAGGATGTGCAGCGAGTGCTCAAGACCAACCTCATCAACCGCGGGTTCATCGACGAGACATTACAGTTCGTCCCGGCCGCAGATCGGTTCCAGGTCAATGCCGGGTTGGTTCAACTTGGCCTGAGCGAGAACTCGCAGATCATCCAGCGAAACAGCAGCAGCTACACGCAGAACACTCAGCAGCAGCGCGATCGGGTCGAAAAGACGGCGACCCAGATCCAGGCCGAAGTTGCCTCAATGTCCACGCTGGTCAGTGCGGCTCTCACCCAGGCGTATGCCTATCAGAACTTCGAGTATATTGAGATCAAACGCCGGTTCATGCGTAACAGCAAAACGAATGCGATGGTGAAAGACTTTCGGGCGGCATGTTTGCGCCAGGGTGTGCCGGAGAAATATCTGACTCCTGAATGTTGGGAGTGTGAACCCGACCGGGTGCTGTCCCCAAGCAAGTCGATGGAGATGGCGATAGCAAATTGGCTGATGGAGCATCGCGATAAATTCGATCCCGAACCTCAACGTGAGATCCTCCGAAGTGCCGCTCTTGCTGTTACGGATGACTCGGCCAAGGCTGACGCGCTTGTTCCTGAGCAGCCGAACATCAGCGACTCGATCACGTCGGCTCAATACGCTTTCGGTGCGTTGATGGCTGGCGGTCCAGTATCGGTGAAGTCTGGATTGAACGAGTTGGATTACATCCCGGCATTGATGGCGAGCATGGCGCATGTCCTTCAAACCGTTCAAGTGGTCGGTTTGCCGACAACCCAAGAACTCGTTGGGCTAAACAACACGGCAAGCCATATCAACGAGCACATCCAGATTCTCGCTCAGGACAAAAACAACAAAGCAATCGTCAAAGGTTTCTCCGATCAGTTGGGCAAAATGATGAATCTGGTCAAGGCTTTGACGCAGCGATTCCAGGAGCACAATCAAAGTCAGAACGGTAACGGTAAACTTGATCCTGAGACTGCCGCGAAAGTTCAAAGCACGATGTTGCTTGCCCAAGCAAAAGCTCAGAACACCAAGACTTCGCACGCTCAAAGAACGGCCCAACGCCAGGTTCAATTCGAACTCGAGCAGAAGCGCAAAGACCAACAAACTGCCGCCGAGATTGCGCGGGACAATGCCAAGACAGCCGCAGAGATCCACCGCAACCGTTTCAAATCCCTGACTGACGAGTGAAGCCGATTTCGGATGTCACCTGCTGCGTCGTCGATAACGGGCTGTTCCTCGGTTTCGCCCGCCGCATGTCGCAATCCTGCAAACGCACACTGTTCGTTCCTTCGTGCTGGCAACGTGGTTTCTGCTCTATCAAAGACGCGGGTATCGGCAGTGGGTTTGAAGGCATAGAACACTGTCTGGATTTCTGGCCGCAACTGAACGACATCGACTTGTTCGTGTTTCCAGACAACGGCAACGCTGGACTTCAACATCACCTTGAGAACATTGGCAAGGTTGTCTGGGGTGCCCGCAAAGGTGACGTGATTGAGCAGAACAGGATGCGATTCCTTGACGAGTTGAAACACCTTGGTCTGGAAGTTCCCCCACACAAAGTCGCTCACGGCATACAGGAACTCACGGCCATCCTCAAAGACTCGAAAGATGTTTATATCAAAATGTCTCGCTGGCGAGCCGACTTCGAGACAACGCACTGGCGATCATGGCAGGAGGATTGGCCGTGGCTCGATCACGTTGCTACCAAACTCGGACCGTTCAAAAAGCTCCTGACCTTCCTGGTGTTCGAAAAGATCGACACCGATCTTGAAATCGGTGGTGACACCTTCTGCATCGACGGTCAATGGCCTTCGCTGATGCTCAATGGGTACGAGTGGAAAGACAACTGCTACTTCTCTGCCGTGACGCCCAAGGAAAAGATGCCGACGCAGATCCAGGAGATCCTCGAAGCGTTCGGTCCCTTGCTGCGTGATTACTCCTACCGATCTCAGTGGTCGATGGAGGATCGAGTCAAAGACGATAAACATTATTTCATCGACGCAACGTGCCGCGGCGGTATGCCGTCCTCGATGTCGCAGTATTCGGCGTGGTCGAATTGGCCTGAGATCGTTTGGGCAGGCGCCCAAGGCGAACTCGTTGAACCTGTGCCGTCGCGTCAGTTCACGATTGAAGCGATGGTAAAGAGTAAGGTGGAAGGTGATTGTTGGGACAGGCTGATGATCGACCCTAAACTCGAACCGCACCTGATGCTTTCGTCATGCTGTAAAGTCGATGACGTTTTGTGGTTCCCGCCTGACGGTCAACGAGCAGGAGACCTTGGTTGGCTAGTCGCTACTGGCAACAGTCCGATTGAAACGCTCGACCGAGCCAAGGAACTCTGCGACATGCTGCCTGATGGGTTCGACGCCAATCTCGAAGCGATGGCGCACATCATCAACGAAGTCGAAGAAGGCATGAGCAAAGGCGTGCCGTTCACGAAAAAGGAGTTGCCAAAGTCCGCCGAAGTCATCGCAGATTGATGTTGCATACGTGAGACGGAAGGGATAGGGTGGGTTTGTGCGAGTGAAAGACTACCACGACGACCCGGCAAATGATCCATGGCTGACTTCGAGGGGAATCGCTCTGTCCTCGAACCGGGTCACGGTGAGTTTCCAAACAGGATTCGCCGGAAAACCGATCACCGAACCCACCCATCGTTTCGCCTACCCCGAAGTCTGCAACTGCCCCACGTGCATTTCGATTCGAGGGTATCGAGTGGAGTTGCCAAAGAAGAAGGCGGCATGATTCCAGAGGGTTCAGCAATCGACGACAGCGACGAAGATGGCGGTATGCCGGAGGACCAAGACGATGAATAGCCCGACCTTCAAAGGAGCAGGCAAAGGCTACGGTCAGCACATGGTCAACCAGACCCCGGTTTACTCCAAGAAGCGCAAAAAGAAAAAGCGTAAGTCGAAGTGAACGACCACAACATCAACGCTCCGTTGCCGAACTATCCGCAGTATCAGCCACTTCCTCCTGGCACTGAACTGGTGATTGAGAAGATGCACAAACCGTTGATGAAACTTTTGAAGCAGAAAATGATGAAGCCTCGCAAACTCAGCATCAAAGCCATGCGCAGACTTCCGAAGAAGAAAATCGTGTGAGGTTCATTCGCAAATCCGATTTGATCGAAGCCGTTCGCTGGAAAGGTGAAAACAAAACGGAGGTCAACGCCTTCGTTAAAGTGCCGACGGAATTCCAGAACAGGCAGTGCGTGATTCATTACGACTCACTCCTTCGTGCCGAACCCGGCGACTGGATTATCAGGCATTGGGACGGCCGGTACGAGACGATGACGGACATTGTTTTCAATCACAACTATCAACTGTTCTCAGTAAGATCGTAATTTATGTCAATACCATCAACACCACCCGAAGTCGGAAAGCAGGGATTCAAAGTCCCCGATTACAACCGTAGCCCCAAAGCGAGATTCAGAGATTCAGGCGACAACGTGTCGAAGCACTCTCGCATTGTTGAAAGTGCTGAGTTCGTTCGAGGCTGTGACTTTGCGCTCATGCAAATGTTCCACGAACTCGCCCCTGCATCCGTGGACGCGAACACCGCGGCAAAGAACCAAATGATGCTGACCGGGGCACAATTGTTTCTAAACATTTTTCGCACACTCGGTCAGGAACCAATGCGAATGCCGACGATTGTTGACCGTGACAATCTGACGCACGCTCAATAATCTTCCACTATGGCCGATCTCGCCCCTCCTCCATCTGGTGCTCCTCAAGTCACGATCGTTCCGGCAAAGCCAACGCCGGGGATTAAGATGCCAGGGGAGATCCACATTGGCGGCACGCCTTCGACTTCGACTGTGCCTGAGCCACCAAAGCCAGGATCGGCAAAAGAAGCGTTGGGCAAACGATTGGCAGAGAAGGGGGCGAAACCGCCGACACCGGAGACTCCCCCTGCGCCAGCAACGCCTCAGACACCGAAGCCCGGTGAGGTTCCGACTGGAGCGAAGCCGCCAGAGACACCTGCGGCGGCCGCGCCTGAAACGACAGAGACTCCTGCTGTCGATCCCAAGACAGGCAAACCGCCCAAGGAATCACCGTGGAAGATCATCGACGGTTACAAGGAACGACTGGCAAAGGCTGAACGGGCACTGCTCGAAGCTGGCAAGGGCGGCATACCAAAAGAGGTCCAGGAGCGGATTACCAAAGCCGAAGCACGCGCCAAAGAACTTGAGGATGAAATCCGATTCGTCAATTACGAGAAGTCGCCGGAGTTCAAGACGAAGTATGGTGATCCCTACGACGCGGCATGGAAGCGCGCAGTTGCCGAAGTCTCCGAAATCCCAGTCAATGACAACGGCGCATCTCGACCTGCAACTTCTCAGGACATTCTCGACCTGGTAAACCTTCCCCTCGGTGCGGCAAGGAGTCTCGCCAATGAACGGTTTGGTGAGTTCGCTGATGACGTGATGGCGCATCGAAAAGAGATTCGCGGACTGTTCGATCAGCGTCAGGCTGCTCTTGAGGAGGCGCGAAAGACTGGCACGCAGAGAGAGCAGGAATTGCAACAGCAGCGTCAGGCGAATCAGGAAAAGATCGTCGGTGAGATCAAAACTGAATGGCAGAAAGCCAATGATGAAGCCTTGGCCGATGAAAAGAACGGGTCATTTTTCAAACCCATCGAAGGTGACGAACATTGGAATCAGCGACTCGCCAAAGGGTTCGAACTCGTTGACCGTGCATTCAGCGAGAATCCCGAAGCACCCAACCTCACCCCCGAACAACGTAAATCAATTGTGCGTCGTCATGCGGCTGTGCGAAACAGGGCTGCCGCATTTGGTCCGATGAAGCACAAGATTTCGACCCTCGAAACCAAGCTGGCGGAACTCACCAAAGAACTCGAACAGTTCAAAGGCAGCGAGCCAGCAGCGGGCGGCAGGCAGCCATCGAACGGCGCCCAGGAACCAGCGAGTGCGAAGCAAAGCGTGTTCGGCAAGCTGAGGACGTTGGGGGCGAAGTGAAATAGTTGTTGCGGTCCTTCGGAAAGGGGAGTAAACGTCCATTGTCAGGTAAAGCCTGATCGGACAGTTGGGATAGACCACTGACAGTCGGCAAAGACCGGCAAGCGGCGGTTCCGCTTCTTAAACCAGTTCCCACGGTTAGTGAAGCGTTATGTCCATTACGAAACAATAGAACCGAATTCTTTTTTATGAGTTGCCCAACAAATTTTATCACGGGTTGCGATTTTGCACAGTTTTTGGTAAATGAAACCCCTCGATTCGACGAACTCATCATGGAGGACATCCGTGTCACGGATTCGTGGCTCGGAAACGTCTCCACCGGCACGAGTCCGATGGGAACACCGTCTGAGATCACCCAGGATCGTTTCCGGCACGTTTGGCCCAACACCACGAAGCCCTGGCGCCGTGTGGCATCGGCTGGCGTTGGCTGTACCGGAAACCCTTGCGATCCACCGGCTCATCAAATCGGTTGGGGCGCCGATCGGTTGACGTACTACACCGAGGAAACGACGTTCGAAACTCCGCTGCTCTGTTACGACCAGGAGATGCACGTCACTCACGCCGAGCAGCACCTTGCCCAGATCATCAACGACATTCTTCGACCGGCGACCAGCGCCATCGCCAGCATGTTTTTGCGCAAGCGCGCGCTTCTGTGGGCGAAGTATTTGCAGGTGGCAAACTCCGCCCTGTCGGCATTCAACTTCCAGTGGAACCTCGATGCCAACGGCAACGAAGTGTTCTTCGATTCGAACATCAATCCAAACAACGTGTTCCATCTGGTTCCCCAGATGCTTCAATACAATTTCCAACTGGCGATGCTGGAAGGCTATGCCGGTCGGAACCCGTTCAAAGACACGGCTCCGTTCATCGAACTCGTCACCGACATCGAGTCGCTGTGGTTCCTGGACAAGTTGGGCGGTCAGCAAGGCGTTGGTGGAGGCGACCTTCCGAATACTCTCGCCAACTGGCGCTTCACCGAATGGGGAGCGGCCAATGAGTACTGGCGCTATGGCTATTCCGGTCAGATCGGAAACTACATGGCGCGCACCGACATGATGGGCTTGCGCTTCAACTTCGTGGCCGACCTGGGTGCGGCTGCCAACGGCGGAAATGGAAATCGGTTCCGCTATCAGTTACTCCTGCCGTACGTGAACGGTATCTCATCCGGCGCCGGTGGCGCGGCCGGACTGGGTGACACGCCGAGCTTGGCGTATCAGAATGCGCACTTCGCGATCTCCTTCCAGTGGCATAAGCGGGGTATGGAATTGCTGGTCCCCGACGCGAGGCCGATCAATCCGGAGATGCCGTTCGGTCATCGTGATTTCGGTGGCAAGTGGCGGTTTTTGATGAACAACCTTGGCGCCGATGCCAACGGTGTTGCCATCAACAACAAGTGGGAAAACAAAGGGCAGTTTGCGGCGTGGTTCAAATACCTCATTCGCCCGCTACACACGGAGTTCATCCGAGCGTACTTCCACGGCCGGGAACCGATGTGCATACCAAACATCGGATTCTGCTCGCCCGATCCTGGCTACCCTGCTCAGGTTTACTCGAGCACGCTGCCGGTCTGTCCGTTGCCTGCTTCCTTCGCTGGATTGTTTGGCTCTGGCGTGCCGTTCCCTGGCGGTCCCGACGCACCAGACTTGCCTTTCGTTCCGCCTCCTGATGTATAATTAGTTTGCGTTCAGTGCGGGGTTGCCTCAAGCGTGGCCGCGTGAGGCAACCTCCATCCCACAACTGTTATGGACCTATATGACGATGAGGACGGATCGGTTCAAAACAAACCGACTGCCCAGGCTGAACCCGAAAAGAAGGGGGACGGCGACTCCGATCAACCGACCGCGATTATACCCAAGAGTCTGCTTGCGGGTAAAACGTTCGAGGTTGGTGACTCCGTGGTTTTGAAGATCAAGGCCATGCACGAGGATGACGTTGAGGTTGCCTATGACACATCGGGAACCAAAGACGAACAGTCAGGGGGATCGAAATCCTCGATGCCGGAATCCTCCGCGGGGTCCGATTACGATTAGGCCCTGGATGGCGTGGGTGATATTTACCCTGCTCCTGGCGGTGTGGTGTTGGGTGTTGTGGAAGTTTAACCGATGAAGTTGTGTGGCAAATGATCCTCAATCGCTTAACTCTCAGGCGCAATGCTACCTGTGTTTCGGAGTCTCTGAAACCGAGGCGCTTGGACTGGCCTTGCTCGCGAACATTGCCAATGCAACGGTCACGCCGATCACGCCGGTAACACCGCTCGAACCTATGGTCATCGACTTATTTGCAGTCGGCCAGAACAACCCAGTGGCCGCGACCACTTACTTCGTTGGGAAATTTTCCGTTCATGTCAACAATACGGTTTACGGATTTGCGATAGTTGACATTCCTCGCGCAGGCACGATTAAGCGTGTGTTTTACTTCGTGGATCAAGGTGTGGCGGGCACTGTCGGACAGAACATTACGCACGCCATTACAATTAATAATGCTGTTGATGTTGCGGTTTCAGCGTTCGATTATAGCGTCATTCCGACCAGTTCTGTCGTCAACTTGTCTCAGGCAGTGAATCAGGGGGATGCAATTGCATTCAAAATAACTACCCCCGCAGTGTGGACCACCCCGGCAACATCTGTCAGGATGTTCGCACAGGTTTATATCGAATGATATGGCGACCGACGCTCAATCACTCCTGACTCAAGCCAGCCCGTACATCGGCTTCGGCACGTCGATTTATCAGGGACTCAAAATAGCCCTGCTCGTGCAAATCGCTTTGGCGCACAACCCGGCTGCCAACGTTACTCCGCAGGCGCTAATCACAGCAGGTCGATGCAACGCCTGCTTTGCCAATCTGGATGTGGGCAGGATCATGGAACTTCAACTCCTGACCATCATCGCGTCGTGATGTGGCAACTGACGCTCAATCTCTTGTCGATCAGTCGAAGTGCTATCTGTGTTTTGGGGTGTCGGAGGCAGAAGCATTAGAACTCGCTTTGCTTAAAACATTGGTCGAGAGCGGAACTGGTTCGGGATCTGGGACTGCGATTGAAACTGAATCGTCACAAGATATATTGACGGAATTGGGCGACACTCTGGTAACTGAATGATGTTTGAAACATTTCCTCTTTCCGGACCTGAGCCGAAACCGATCCCTCTCGGTGTGGACATCACCACAGAGGACGGAGACCCACTCGAACCCGACGACGATATAACACTTCTCACCGAACAAGATTTATGAGCGTAAAGATTTCAGCACTGCCAGCAGCAGCGGCCGCGGCGGGAACAGACCAACACCCGGTTAATCAAGGTGGAACTACCAAGCGTTTGACCAACGCTCAAATCGCGACGTTCATTCAGACTGCACTGACACAGCTTTCGATCAACGGTGGAATTGCGCTTATTAATTCGGATGGGTCGGCTCAGTTCGCCGGTTTAAACATTAATGCTGTTGGGGACATTGATACGAATGGATCTATCACTATAAACGCTGGTCAAGTTCAGTTGAACAACGACGGAAGCGCCTTCTTTGCAAACGGAGTTACTCGAATTGACATTGCAGGCGTGATTTCCGTCAACGGACTTTCTGGAATCACTGGAAACTTTTCCATTCTTGTCGCCGGAGTGCCCAAGACGTTCCACTTCGAGGGCGGAATCCTGACCAGTGTGACATGAGATGGCGCTCGACCCTCAATCTCTTCTCACACTCGCCCAGTGCTACCTCTGCAATGGGGTCAGCATGGATGAGGCGATGGAACTGGCGTTGCTACAACCCCTCGCTGCCAACGGAATATCCACTCCTACAGATCCGGTTGTTTTAGATTATGTTGCCCGCCTGACGGCCCTGAGCGGAACTGCTCCAAGCTCGGACTTCGTATCTGCAATGGACGTTTACGTAAAAGGTATGAGAGCAGACGGTATTTGGGGCAATATGATAGTCGTTCATATACTCCCCAATTTCTTTGGTGCAGCAAGTTTGACGACACCTCTTTTGGTTGGTCCGAGCGCGTTTGTTAATGGACCTCCTGCCACAAATCCGTTTCTCAACGCAGACCTGACTAACGCTGGACTTTGCCCGAACGGTGGAAACAAATTTCTGAACGTTGGATGCACACCTGCAGTCATGTGGTCATCCGCATCGAATATCGGGTTTTCGTCTTACGTGGCAGTTTATGTCGGCAACGGGAACGTGACATCAATGGGCTGTACTGGTGGTGGAAATCTGTTGCAGTTTTTTGAAGGCACCGCAGCCGCCAATGTGGAATTAGACTGCCTTAACAATGCCAACGATGTTGCGTTAGCCAATCCGGCGCCAGCACTCGGCGGTTTTTACACAGGAAACAGAATAGCGAACAACGACTCGCGGTTGTTCTTTGGAAATTCGACGAACGCTTTCGGCCAGATCGGAGCCACCCAAGTCAATGTGATGACGGGAACTTTAGTCGGACTCCTGCCAATTTGGGCGATGGGAACAAATAACGGTGGCCCATTGTTCAACACTAATCGAACGATCTCGTACCTCGCTTGGCATACAGGCATGACTGGCACCCAGGCCGCGAAACATTTCTCGCGCGTCCAGACGTTGAGGACATCTATGGGTGGCGGTTTCGTTTGATATGTCCGACGCTGTTGTTATTGCGATCATCGTCGGCATACCCGCAACGATTTCCGCCATTGGAACCGTGCTGAACAACATCAAAATGAAACACGTCATCCACAATACCAATAGTATCAAGGATGAACTTGTTGCGGCGACGGCCAAGGGGTCATTCGCTGCGGGACGAAAAGCGGAGAAGGAGCAGGCATCGGGGACTTCCCCCCGTTGAACACCCACCTTTACGGAGTATGTTCTTCCGTAAATGAGCGAGCGTTTGGAACAAAACATTCACGACCTTGCGAGTGCCGTTCACTCGCTGGCGCATCAACTCAAAAATGATGTGGAAACAAGGATCAGCCAACTCGCGACAAAAGACGATCTGCACCGCACCGAAAGACACATTATGCAAGCAATCACCGACTTCTCAAATCAGGCGACTCAAGACAATGTTGCCACTAATGCAAATCTGGACGCCATCGTAACCGGCATTGCCGCGCTCGATGCGTTGATTACCTCTCTTCAACTGGCGAGCACTCTGACGGCTGCTGACCAGGCCGCTCTGGACGCTGTTTCGGCGTTGAGCAGGGCCTTGGTTGCCCGGACCTCCGGCATCTCGACGGCACCCCCCGTCACACTCGCCCGTCAAGGCGCGTAACCTTTCACCGAGCACGGGGACCGATTTTTCATAGGGGATCGGTCTGCCGTGCTTGCTTTGCCTGTTGGAAACACTACGCTTCCGAAATGAAACGAGTTCTGTCACTCCTACCGCTGGTTTTGCTGTGCGGCTGTTCCTCGACAAACATTACGGACCTGACCAAGGCTCTCGCCAAAGACCCGGCCATCGTGATTGTCAAAGTGGGATCGGTCTACGGAACCCTATCGTTCGTCAGAGTCGGTTCGCAGACGAACGGAGTCACGGTTTCGCCTGATGGCTCGGTTTCCATTAAGTGACTTCACTGCAATCTCCGCCCGAAGTTCCGCTAATTCCTTTCTCAGGTCAGAGATGATTTCGGATTGAGAGAGAATCCTTTGCTGGTATTCACGCAGCTCATCCCTGAGTTTTCTGATTGTCTGCCTATCTTCGGATTCTTCGAGCATTGTTGATCCGGCGATATGTTAAGAGTTCTCCTCGGGTGTAGCCCATCACGAATCCGAAGGCGCCACACCCGATACCAAAAAGAAAGATTCCGATGACGATCACGGCTGCACCCATCGGAAGAACTCTTGAGGTTTTACACCATCGATCTCGATGCAGTCGGGCGGTATCATGCAGATGCCGTCGGCCTGGGAGTGGTAGCCTGAGAAGATCGGCACGCTGTTCGTAACGGGATCGTAACGACCTCGGTAGGTGTTGATGAGAACGGCGGCCGTACCGACAGTTGTGCCATCCTCGAAAAAGTAGTTGGTTGAACTGCATTGATAGCAGATCGACTGCGCAACATCCGACCAATGTGTGAGATCGGTCGATGATTCGAGCGTGACGGAGAAATAAGAGTCGAACACACCGTTCGTTACCAGCGGTGGATAATATCCAGAGAACGGAGATGGCTCCCATTTCGAGATGTCGAAGTCGTAGCCGTGAAGCGATGTTTGATGATCGAGTACCGATACATGAACCGGGCTGATGTCCTGGTATCTCCCCCTTGGGCTGACATAGCCAGGCGGGGGAAATGATCCTCTCCACCACGGCGGGAACGAGTTCGTCCAGTTGACGCGCGTGATCGGAGTATTTGTGACGGGAGGAGGCGGAGGCGGAAGCGACGGATCTGGAATCTGTTTGCAGAGCGACACCAGCGAGTAAACTATGATGCCGCCCATCGCCAGGGCGATGCAGCCGACGATCAAAGTGCTGTCTTTACCGGGAGGCGGGTCTGTTTGGCACTGAGTCTGTTGTGGGATCGGAAGTACGCACGCTATCATTAGAAGGATAACGGGGAGTTTCATAGAGCATAGGTATTTTGCTTGAGTTGTTGTTTTGTGGTCGGAACAGGAGGTAAATCGTGATGAAGTTTGAGAGGAATAAAACGCAGAACACGGAACACACTCCGACTCTCCAATCAGGAACTCGACAGGCGGCGAAGATGAACGACGTGATTGCTCCGAGGGTGATGCAAAAGCAGGTTTTGCGAAGGGTGGACCAGTGCTTCATTTCACACTTGTCTCATACCTACGACAGATCGTCAAGCAGCATATTTGAGATTTCCGCTGCTATGAACCTTGCTGGCCCGTTCCTTCAAATCACGCTTCCACCTGTCGCTGTTGGGTCCGCGTCGATCTTCGCCCAGGCGCATGATCTTGAATCCTTTGTGAACGGCGCCGTGACAACCGATGACAACCGCATCAGCCAGGTCGGGGCTGCGCGATGTCTTTACCTTCATCTTTTCCTTCGGCTCTACCTCGATCTTGTTCGCTCCAACCATCGTCCATTCGCGTTGAACAAACTCGTTCATCACTTCCTCAGTCATGCCTCGAAACTGGCGAGCCTCTACGATGTGCCGCACGGCAAACCACAATTCAGTGATCTTCTTCGAGTAATAATCCTTGGCTGCAACTTGAATATCCTCCGACACGTAACGCTCTGACGGCGCTCCGCCGCAATCGATGGAGTTGGTAGTCGTTGCCCACAGTCGGGCATACGCCTGAACGAGTGATGTCCGCATACCGCTGTCGTAAAAGAAATTCTCTGGTGGGACATTGTGAGCCACGCATTGTTCCATCGTGAACTTCACGATCTGATCCTCCGGGTCCATGATGCCGCTGATCGGCACGAGCAGCACTTCGGTCAGTGCAATGATTTTCCGTCCGCGATTCTGGTCCGGAGATTGTGAAATCAAATTCGTGATAACCTTTGTCGGGTCGAGTGGGGCAACCTCATCACCAAACTCAAGGAATACCAGGATGCACCTGTCGCCTCCCACTCCACGGTAAGCAGCGTCCAGGGCCGCAATTCGAGTGCGATTGGAGTTCGCCCAATTGGGTTCTTCGAGTGCCTGGAACTTGAGGCACATTTGTCGGGTGAGAACACGGCGCGCGCCTTGCCCACGCGGCATCGCTCCCAAGTTCATCATCGTGTACCACAGTGATTCTTTGCCGTAGAAAGCGATGTCTCGATCCATCGCCTCTTGCGTGATGAGCGGGATTCCAAGTTTGCCGTCGAGGTTGGGTGAGTCCGTGCCTGGGAACTGCAGGCAAATTCCTCTTGGGCGTTTCGTGCGCCAACTCTTTGTCCCTGGCTGCTGGTCGATTCCGCCTTCCCATCCTCCGAGATCGGCGGCCGGTTCGCAGAACACACCGAGAGCGTCAGTTGTGTCCTTCGGATTGCCCAACCCCACAGCTTTGAAATCCGGGTTCTTGTCCAGATTCGAAATCGCATCGACAAACACGCGCGGCAACAAATGAAGCTCATCACCGATCAACCTTACTCGTGCATTTTTGGAACCGGCGAAATCACCAAGACCCTGATAGTTGTCACCTTTCTTGATCGGCACGCCTTGCAGGCCATTCCTGAAATCTCGACCTTCAACGGCAGACATCTTCGGATCACGCAACAATCTCTGACGACCTTCGATCAAATATCCCGGCAAAGTCGGAACGCTCTCCTGAGCCGATTTATGGAGTCGCTTTATCTCCCCCCACACCCTGTTCTCCAACATCTCTCGTGTCGTTGAGCATACGATGACAGTGGTTTTCTCAGAGAAACAGTACCAGTCGGCCAGACAACACACCGCGGCATCGAATGTCTTACCGCTCGAGGCAGGGCCAAGGGCGCCGATGGTTCGGTATTCGATGTAAGATTCGATGAACAGGTCGATCCATTTGTGAAACTTGATCCACGGCCAGATCGCTTTGATGAGTTCCCGGAAATGAAACACCAAACCGTTGCCACATGTGATTCCGTTTCTGTCCTTCCACTGTCCCCCGTGGCGTATCATTTCAATTTCCATCGATGAAGGTCTGATGGTGTTCTGCCAAACAACCTCGTATTTGATAAAGGAGGACTGCGATTTGCGTAGCATTTACGAATTTACTTTACCGCTTTCGAGGCTACCGTAAACGTCAAATGCCGGAGTTCCTCACAGATGGCAGTCTCTCCTTCGCCGGTGGCGTGAACAGCATCAAGCCAACGACTGTCGCCAGCCAGTCAAACCCGGACGGTCTTCCGCGGAACGCCTTGGCCTGGATGAACAACGCCTCCGTCCGTGATAGCGGGATCTCTCCGCGTGACGCATGGCTGTTCAAAGGCATTTTCCACAACCCGAACGGACTGTTCCAAGGCGGCATTATTTATGAACCGATTGACGGTATCAGTCCTCCGTACCTGCTCATCGCGATCTCAGGTCACATCTTTCAGGTCTTTCCTGATTCACCCGCAACAGCACTCGATTTGTCCGTCAAATTCAACCTGTTCCATCCGGCAACTCTGGACTTCTTCTATTTCGTCCAAGGCGAACAGTTCGTGGTCATTCAGGCGGGAGATTTAATCACGCTGCCGTTGTTTTGGGACGGAGCATTACTCAGGAGATCCGTGGGCATAATTGCGATTCCAAATCAGCCGAGTGCATTCACGCTGCTCGACAATGGCTACTTCATTATTCCGTCAGTTGGGAACACGTTCACAATGAATCTGGATGCCGTCTATGGCGGAAATGTGGGGGATGTCGGTGATCTCATAATTCCCGGAAGGCCGGGAGGACTGGGTGGAAGTTCTTCGGGAGGAGTATTTACCCCCACTTCGGGAACTGCGCCTTTCAATGCCGGACAGTTCACAGTGACAGCAAAAACAGCAGTCGCGCCATTCTCCATCACGCTCAGGGTTAATAAAACCACAATTCCCGGCACGAAACTCATACCAAACACCTACACCTTCAACATCATTAGTACGGCCCCAAATCCATCCGAGATTCCCGCCGCTGGACCGATGGACTATCACCACGCACGGTTTTGGTACGGACAGGGATTGAAAGTCAACGGAGGCGATATTGTCGGCGGACCTTCGGGGACCGCCGCGTATAACAATCGCGACTCAATTCTTAAAGTCACCGAGAACCCATTGGCGATTGGAGGTGATGGGTTTGAAGTTCCAACAAGTTCCGGAAATATCAGGGCCATTAAACACACTGCACAAATTGATGCGTCTCTCGGTCAGGGCGACCTGCTCATTTCCACGCGAAAGGCAATCTATAAACTGGATGTTCCGATTTCTCGAACCGATTGGATTGCCGCGGATTCAACCAATGCTCCCAGGATGACGCCTGTGCAAATCAATAACGGTGTGGTGGGCGACAGGTGCATGGTGAATGTCAGCGGGGATATGTATTACATGTCGCTGACACCGGACATTCAATCCCTGATCTTCGCGACTCGCTTCTTCGGTCAGCCTGGAAATCACGCCATCAGCACGAATGAACAACGGGCATTGCAATTCTACGACCGGAACCTATTGCGATTTACGAGCGGAATAGATTTCAGCAACCGACTCCTCATGACGGGCCTTCCGACTCAGACAGCGCAAGGGGTTGTTCACAAGTTAATCACACCACTCGACTTCGTTCCGCAAAACACGCTTGGTGAGACTGCTCAGCCTGTCTGGAATGGAGTTTATGAGGGCATTGATTTCATGCAGTTGTTCGTCACGGGGTTCAATGGACTTGAGCGTGGGTTTGCCGTCGTGCGCTTGCAGGACGGATCGTTCTCGATCTGGGAGATCACAGTCAACGGTCAGTTCGATGTGAACCAGACTGGCGAGGCACGCATACAGTGGTCGATGGAATTCCCCGCGTTCACATGGGAGGAGGAATTCAAGTTGAAGCGACTTGAAGCAGGAGAACTCTGGGTTGATCGTATGGTTGGGACCGTGATATTCGAAATGGATTATCGACCAGACGGATACACCTGCTGGATTCCCTGGCACAAATGGCAAATGTGTTACGCTCGATCGACGGCAGAAGATTGCGTGAACCCTGTCGATTATCCAAAAATTGATTACGGTCCTGGATTTGAACAACCCATCGGACTTCCGAAACCTCCTGTGACCTGCATCACGACCAACGCGCGCAAAGGCAGACCTTCGAATCTCGGATTCCAATTTCAATGTCGATTGACGGTCAAAGGTTACTGTCGTGTCCGTGGTCTTATCCTTTACGCAACGCCAGTCGAACGCGCGTTGTATTCCGCAATGGTCCCTTGCTGATCTATGGCAAACCCACTCACACTTCCCTGCTGCATCAAGAGTCGTTGCCCCGGCGATGTGCCGTTGCAGAATCTCAGCGCGGAGTTGTCGGATGGTCCGTCATTCATCGGCATCAACTTCGGAGGGTTCATTGTTCCTCCTCCTGGCACGACCTATCGCGACCCAACAGCCCCATGCTTCACCGAAGGCGAGAGTCAGTTCGCCGCAGACTCAAGTGCTCAACGTTGCGTGGTTATTCACACGAGCGACGATCCTGGTGGCGGAGGCGGTGATTGGCATGATCCAAACGGAAACCCGGTTAATAACTTCGGCAACACCGCGCAGTCCTGTGCCGCCACATGCGCAGATGGATTGCCTTTCGTGTTCACGGTTCCGGCAAACACATATCGCGCACTCGATCAGATCACGGCGAACAACATCGCGCACTCGTTTGCCTGCCAATTTGCCGCGCTCAACAAAGTCTGCCTGTCATCGTTGAGCGGCAGTGCGTGCATCGGTCAAGCTTACTTCGACACGATCATTCCGTTGGGACGTTCGCCGTTTAGATTCACGATCATATCCGGTGCCTTGCCCCCTGGCCTGACATTTACTTCCGGACCAACCGTTGCAACCGTCCAGGGAACTCCGACTGTTGCGGGTCTTTACACGTTCCAGGTCCGAGCAGTTTCCGGCAACGGAAACTTCATGCAGAAAACTTTCAGGATTTCCGTTCTCGACATCACGAATAAAACATTGGCCCCGCAAATGTCGGCGGGGGACTTCTACACCTTCCAACTGTTCGGGACAGGAGGCATGACTCCGTACGTGTTCAGTTCCGACGATTTGCCGGAGTTTCTTTCGATCTCTGATAGCGGAATCATTTCCGGAATTGCCAATGACGACGGTGCGTTGGATGCCACAGTCACAATCACCGATTCGCTCGGCAACAGTTGCGACTTCGCATTGAGTTCGCAGGCGCCGTGTCCGTTCTTTGACTCGATGGTTTGGGGCGCTCCATTCATCGTCGATGCCGGTCCACCACCGAACAGTTCCAGCCGCGTCGTTACTCCAAACGGGAGATCAATTGAATTCAATCTCGCCGCCAACATGCTCGTCATAGGACAGCCTTTGGTTTACGACATAGCAGGAGATTGCACCGATGCCACAACTCAGGAAGTCCACTGCATCGTCACGATCAACGTCAAGAGTCAGATTGGTGGAGGTTATGGCCCCAACCCCGGAGATCACGGAGGGTGGCACATGGAGGTTCAGGTGTTTGATGACAATGCTCCATTTGCAACGTTCCTCGACGTTCAAAGCGGAGTTGATTTCGGACCCGGCGCCGGTGTTTACACTTTCCCCATCACAATCACGGCAGGCTCTCGACCGGGAGTGTTTATCGTGTTGAATGTCGGTTATCCTCTTATCGACTTCGGCCCGATCAGTGGCGCAATTGACGTTGTGGTAACGTTTGGTTCGTGAGAGGGTAACAATATGCCTCAAAGGTTGCGCCTCTACGATCTCCGACTGGGACGACTCCCACAAGCGATTGGACTGTGCGCGGCCGACCTGCCTTCCATCAGAACCGAAGTCAATGCCGCTTGCCAACGTCTGATGCTCTGCAAAGAGATGCAGGACGAAGGACCGTACGGTTCCTGGGCGGAGATGGCATTTACTGTCGATCGCAGCGACCCTTTCATAACGACTCCGCGGGAGGTTGCGAGGTTCGAACTGGCGACAATCTGCAATCGACCCATCGTAATCAATAATCAGTTCTTCGAGTACCTCCAATTCGGGAACGGCAGGCTTCCCAAGTGTCCGCAGTTTAGAACGTCTCCGTGCATGTCTCAGATTTACTCACGTAACAACGTCCCCACATTTCGCGACCTGTCTCCTGCTCCGCAACTGATCTACGTTTACATGTCCGACCCATCGGACGACGGAAAGCGCGTGCTGATTCAGGGGTTGGATAACTTGGGGAACGTGGTTTATTCACAGGACGGGAATTTCAGAGTCACGGGCCAATACGTCTCGCTCCATTTGCCATTTGTAAGTCCGACGATGCCGTTCAGCCAGATCACCGGGGTTCAAAAGGATCTGACGAACGGTCCGGTTCAAATCTTCCAAGTCGATCCCAAGACCGGCGCTCAGGTGTTGCTGCTCACGATGGAACCATCAGAGCAAGTTGCTTCGTACCGCCGCTATTACTTCGACAAACTGCCATTCGCCTGCTGCCCGATCCCAAGTCAGACGTCGTCTCAACCGTTGGTTGTCACCGCGATTTGCAAACTGGAATTCATACCGGTCTTTGCCGATCCCGATTACACCTACATCCAGAATGAGCAGGCGATTATCGAGGAGTGCCAGTCGGCCCGATATGATGACATCGACACCCAGGCGGCAAAACAAATGTCATCGTTCCATCACAAGAACGCGGTGCAATTTCTAAATGGAGAAATCACACATTACCTTGGCCTTGACTTTCCCGCCGTTCAGTTCAAACCGTACGGCTCAGCAAGCCTGAGAAAGCAGCGTATCGGTACGCTTGTGTGAAAACATCACGCAACATGTCTCCACGTCGCCCCTCGGATAATGTCTCCGATGGTGACGGGATTGACTCCAAAACGGAGTGCCAAGTCCTTGTACCGTATTCCGCCCATCCCATAAAGAACTCTGATCTCTCGAACTTTGATTTCCGAAAGTTTGGAGTGATCGTACTCCTCTCCTTTTGGGCAACGGTGTCGATTCTTTGCAAGCATGTCGTTGCTGTTTTCCTGGGGTGTACCCAAAAACAGGTGCTTTGGATTGACGCACGAACGATTGTCGCATTTGTGGCAGACATACATTCCTTCTGGTATTTCTCCGTTCGCCATCACCCAAGAGAATCTGTGCGCTCCGCCTGCCTTTTCAGTTCCAAAAAACAACCCGTACCCGTTTGGCGCAATGCAACCGATCCACAGCCAGCACGATTCCGTTTTAGACACTTTATCCCAAAATCTTTGCTCAACAGTCCTAGCCGTTTTTGGCACAATGAAAAGATAGGAACTCGGTTTGATTTTGTAAATTAAATATGCCTGCATTTGGCGGAGCACCAACTTACGGAGGCGGTTCGCTTCCGGGATACACGATGGATTGGTCGAGTGCCTATGGTGGCAGACCCCGTGTTCCGAACCCCGTCACCACGGCCGGAGCAGCCTTGCGCGGCGATGCTGGCACTCTTGGCTACGTCAACCGCATCGCTGGCGGTATCGACACAGGTGGTATCAACACTCTCGCCACAGCAACTCAAGGCGCAGTTCCAGGATTGACGGCTCGGCTTCACGGCGAACTTCCGTCGGATGTCATCAACCAGATCATGCAGCAGGCCGCCGAACGCGGCATTGCTACAGGCACGGGCTTTCGCGGAGCAGACTATCTCAAGGCCCTGGGGTTGACATCTCTCGGAGTCTCGACACAGGCAGCAGGAGAACTCGAATCTCAGATCGGACGCGCTCCGTTGATTGACCCGAATCGACTGATCGTCACTCCTGAGCAGCAGCAGGAGGCGCAGACGGCGGCAAACATTTATCAGTCGGCTCCGATACCGTCCGCCGCGGCAGGTGCGGCCATTGGAAACGCGCAGATGGGACTCAGGCAAGGCATGGGTGCAGTGCCAACGTTTTCCGGTGGTGGTGCATACGGTATGCGTGATGCTCTCGGTTTCCCGATCACGCCGGATGCTGGAAGTTTTCAGGACGTTCCTCAGACTGCCGCGTATGGCGCACTCAACCCAACGGCGCCGACCTCGCCATCAACATTCAATTGGGCTGACTACGCACGGTCGATCACGCCAAACAATTTCGGTCCATCGTATTCACCGGACGAATCGTATCTGTCCGATATTTACGCGAACGAATGATTAAATGGCTGTTGGATACCCAATTCCAGAATGGTTGCAACCCCGTGGTAATCCCGGCGCCGAATACGTTGCTGCTTATCGTGCAGGTGCGGAAATCGCACAGGAACAGCAGCGTCTCGGAGTCGAGCGTGAGCGATCAGCGATGGCGTCGGCGGAGCGTGCTCAGATTGCGCAGCAGGAATCGTTGGAGCGACAGCAGCGTATCGAAATCGACAAGCAATATACGCAACAGCAAATTGGACTCCGCAAGCAGGCTCTTGACCAAGCGCAACAGAAGGTGGACTTGGCGGCTCAAAGCGCGGCTCGTAAATTCGCTGGTCAACAAAAGATTCGTCAAGCGATTGATTCAGGCATGTCTCCCGATGAAGCGTACTTGAGATTTGGCGGAGAAGCGTTTGGCTCAATGGCTGGAGTTGGAGCGTTGTCGAAAGAATATCATCAGCGTGTAAACCCTACACCGCCGAAGGACATTGTTCCCAAGATATTCACCGACCCATCAGGCAGGCAGATTGTTTACAATCCTGCCACTGGCGCGGCGGTTAAGGGGCAGGCAGAGGATAAAGGACCAACGGTTTCTGTACCACTTACCGACAACCCATTCGGCCCGAAGATCAGTGGTCGATTGAGCGATCCCAACATTCGCAAAGCACTGGGAACCAATGCCCCCGCCATCTCAGGAGCGCAAGGGCAGGCGAAGCGCGTCAAAGTCAAAAGCCCTGATGGCAAGATTGGCACATTACCTGCCGATCAGGTTGACGAAGCGATTAAAGCGGGATACAGCCTTGTTAAGTAATGCCGACAGAGTTCGATTTCGTTGCAGAGGAAGCGGAGAAACCGCAATTCGATTTCCAGCCCGACAAAGAGGCGACTCGAAAGCAGTTTCAATTCGAGGCAGAAACACTTCGAGGTCAGCGCAAGTACGGTGATATTGTTGAGCAATTGTTTTCAGGCGGTCCTGAGTTGGCGCGGAATCTTCAATACTATATCAAGAACCCGCTAAAATTAGCCGACATTCCAGGGAGGCTGATGGGCGCCGATCCAGACAATCCAAATCTGCCATCGAACATTCCACTGTTCACACCGGGCGAAACCGAAGCCACTTTCAACCCGATCGTTCGCCCCTTGATGCGTACCATTCTGCCTGAGACGACAGACCCAATGCAGAAAGAACGCGACATTAGCGCAGTCGAGGAACGTGTTGGTCAGATCGGAAGCCAGATGACAACCGCTCCGGCCATCGCAGCTTTGGCGACAGGCAAACCGGGCGTAGTTGGCTTCGGTGTTCAAAGCGCGGCAGAAGTGCCAGAGACGATCAAGCGCATCACCGAAGCGGCAAAGGCGGGTGATGAAAAGGGCGTGCTGCAAGCCTCAGTCGATTTGGCGGGTCAAGCAGCAGCGATTTACGGTGCGGGCAAAGCAACAGTGCCAAAACCGACAACTGAATCTTTCCAAATGCGACCAGCTGCGGACGTATCTGGTCGAGCAATTGAAACACAACAACCGTTACCAGTTCAACCCAAGGAGGTTCCTAATGCCATACAGTCAGAAAGCGCACAACTTTTTCGAGATGTGCAAACACAGCCCGAGCAAGGCGCACAGCAAGTGCCCGTCGAAGGCGGTAGCGTCGAAGCTGGCGAGCGAGGGGGTGAAGCACAAGCCAATGTCCAGCAACAAGCCGGGACGCCCGCGCCAGTGGCCGAAGGAGCACCGCTACCTGTAACGCCTATCGTTCTCGAAAAGGAACTTGGTGTCCGTGTCGCTGGAGAAGGTCCGTTCGGCATCTTGCTTGAAACCAAGAACGCGAAAGGCGAACCAGGAACCTCGTTCCTCGTAAAACCAGGTTCGACATTGGAGCAGGCCAAGGCTGATTACGAAGCGACACGAAAACGATTTGAGGGTGAACCCGACGAGCCAGCACCGTTGAAACAAGCGGAGCCTCGCGGCCTAGCCAAAGACGTTCGTGCCCGTCTCGAATCAGGACAACCGAGCGAGGCAGGTTTCGTAAATCTGGACATACTCAAACAGGTCGGTGAGTTCGGAAAGTCGATTTATCAGAAGGGCATGGACTTTGCTAAGTGGGCGGCTGACATGGTTTCGCAACTCGGTGACAAGGCAAAAGATTATCTTCAAGAAGTCTGGGACCGAATCACTACTTCAAAGCCCGCCACTGTCGAGCAGTTGTTGAAACGACAGCCGGGACATGTGACGGTTGAGGAGATTGCGAATCTTTCACCGGAGGATGCTGCTTCGTATTGGGACGGGATCAAACAGAAAGGTTTGTCGTTTCAAGAGGATGGAGTACTCGCAGGAATGAGACTTTCACAGAGCGACCTTCCAGCATTGAAGAAGTTGCAGCAACAAGGGATGGATGATTTCGCCGCTGCTTTCAAGAGTGGGGACAAGGCTGCGCAAAGTGCCGCACAAGGAAAGAACATTTGGGCCAGTGGGGCTATCGAAGGACTCAATCGCAAGGGTCCGAATTATGATTTGGCTGCATCTCGAATGCGTGCACTTGGAGGCGACCCGCATCCTGCGCTAAACACTGAGTCCGGTTTCTTCACACTTGAACCAGTCGAACGGGCAGGAAAGGCAGTCCGCGATTTCTGGCGCTCGTTTTCAATGCAATCTCTGCCGAAGATTACCGGCGCTAACCGTGAAGTCGGGGAAGCTGGCGTTCGTTACGAGACTGCTCCGCGTGTCGCCCGATCTAAAGGCATTGATTTCGCTGAGCGTGTTGTTGGTCCAGACGCAAAGCCTGAGTTCGATACGAAATTCGGCACCGCCTTAACCGAGGACAACTTGCGCGGAATCAAAGAAGGACTGCGCACTGAATCTGTTCAGGAAATGGCTAAAGGCAATGTCGAACGCGCCAACGCACTTGAAGCGCAGGTCGATGCCGTGACTTCGTTGGTTGGTAAAAAGAATTCCCCGTTCAAGACGGAGGCAGAGTATCAATCCTTTCTGAAACAGTCGGACACGCAAGCCGCGATTGATCGTCACATTCAGCAATGGGAATCGGAGAAAGACCCGCTCTTTCGCCAAGCCAACGATCTCGACCCCGAAACCGAATTGTCATCACGCGGTTTGCAGACTGGGGCACGAGTGAACCTCAAGAATGTGATGCCGGATGAAGGGACTCCGACAACGATTGGCCCGGCCGCTCGGTCAACGCTGATTCGCCAAACCGCCACACTCCTTCGACGCGACCCATTCGCGCGTCAGGCGAAAGGAACAGGGCAGTCCTACGAAGGCAGCTACCGCGAATTGATGGCTCATGGTTTCGAGCGTGAATATCCCGTAGCCAAGCAGCACGAATTCATCAAGAAACTTATTGATTCCGGCAACGCTGTTATTTCATCTCGCGAAAAGGCAGTCGAGATTGGCGGCGAAAAGACCAAGGGCTATCTCATGCGCCTGCGTCCCTGGTCTGGTCAATTCCTACACATCAAAAAGAGTCTTGCGCCAGAGTACGAGTCGATCAGCGGGCTTCTGCCTGCCAACAAGATTCCGTACGTGAGCAAGGCCGCAGATTTCCTGACCAAACAAAGCATCATGGGTCTTGCTGAGGGTTCGACTCACGTTGGGAATATCCTGTCGCAAGTCTTTACTGGAGTTGGCCCCACCGCTAACCCCATGCTAAATGCCCTGCTCAAATCGGCTGGACGCTCAGACCTGCTTATTTCGTTCCCTCAGATCATCATTAAGGCATTCTCCGATCGCGCTCCCGACATGCTGCGCCTTGCTGAAATAGGCGCGGCGAAGGAACCGTATCGCGGAACAATTGGATGGGTTATTAACAAGGTCGATCAAGGAACTCGCCTCTACGCTTCGGACCTGTATCAGAAAATGGCTGAGAAAGGTTGGTTTGAGAAAACGGAAACTGGAGAACGCGAGTTCGTGAATCAGGTGGGGCAATATGCAAAGCGTTTGCAACCTCGATTGATCCAGTCATTGCGCGATACCGGCATTCAGCCTTTCGCTACCGCAATTCACACGTTCAACCTCCAGGGATTCAGAAACCTCGTTGCTGGTCCTGGCGCAAAGTCCCCAACCAATCTAGGGGCACTGGCATTACGCGCAGACAAGGCAGCAGGCTTCATTGGCACCGTGGTTCTGATTGCAGCACTCAACAAACTTGTATCCGGCAACCCACTTGGTCCGAACGGCACGCAATTGGGGAATGTGGGGTGGATTGGTGACGATAAGAAACTGCATCAATTCAACGTCGGAAAACTCTCAGGGTGGGAACGCGGGGCACGCATCACGGGCATTCAATCCGCCATCGAGGCGAAACGTGCAGGTCTTTCGACAAGCAAGGCTGTGACTGGGGGCGCAAAGTCGATTGCAGGCACCGCGTTGAACTATACGACTGGACCACTCATTCAAACCGCCGTCAAAGCCGCGACTGGGAAACGTCCCGGAGTTCCGATGGTGCAAGAGGCAAAAGTTGCACCACCAAGTGAAGATTTATCCCCTCTAAAATCTCAAGCGGCGGAGAATCTTAAAACCGCATTGCAGGAGGTGAATCCAATTGTCGATACCGCCGCGAAGATCATTCAAGGAAAGCCTGTCGAGGACATTGTTCGATCGCAGCTTTCCCGCTACACGCCAAGGACTGGACAGGAACAAAAGACTATCGAAGCATTGCCCAAAATCGTTCATTCCTCCGAACTCCATTCGTATGTTGACGCTCTCGCAAAAGAGGCTCGCAAGTTACCACAGGATCAAAGGTCAACATTCCTGCTAAAGCGAATGAAAGAGGACGGATTGAAAGGAGCCGACCTTGGCCGAGCACAGGTGCAACTTCACCTCAAAGGAGTTCTCTGAATCCGTCACGCGCCGGATTGAACTGACGCCTCAGTGAGTCGCTTTCCGATAACTTCCCTGCCTTGATCGTCGTAAAGTCCAAGTCCTTCTTCGATTGCGATATTCCTCAATTCAGATAATTGCTTTTCGGTCGGCACCGCTCGGCGTTCGTAATACAATTCACCTTCCGAAACCACGCAGCGCAAGAATCCTTTTCGCATTAATGTTTCCCTCGCCGTGTTTGCATCGAGTTCCCCTGTGATTTTCTGAGCGGGTTCGTAATGATGAAGGCAATCAATGCGCTCACAGGATGGACTGAGCCAGAAACTATTCACGGCAACACTGCCTGCTGATACCATACGCCTCCCTCTTTCCAGACGAGACTGAATGCTATTTCAGGATATTGTGACGCCGCACATTTCAAAGCGAGCAATCCACGATCAACGTTCTTGCCTTGCCTCGGTCCCTTGCATTCATAGGCTTGAGGAAACCCGTAAATGATGGCGAAGAAGTCAGGCTTGTACCATGCTCCATTTGCCAGCCTGAATCTCAACGATTGAGCATGAATTCTTGCTTGCGGCCAGCGGTGGTGCATCTCCGATTGCCACTTGGTTTCGAGTTCGTTCAATAGCGGCTTGCTGCTCTGCCTGATTCTTTTGGTGGGCGGCCCGACCCCCTTAAAAAAGCATGACGCATCAGGGGCAGGCGATTGCGCTTTCGGCGTCACAGCAGGGAGATTGTTTTCCCGCTCGGCACCGCCATAAAGGTGTGGGTTGAGTCTCCTGATCGTGTCAGTTGGATTCGTTGGAAGATTGCTCATCGTCATCACTTTCATCTGAAATCAACATTCCCTCGATTTTATTTCTCATTTCATCGGTAATTATGAGCTTCGGTTTTACCTGCTCTGCCATGTTTTCTTCGATCACCATTTGAAGCCCTTCGAGAACATCTTGAACCGTTTGCTCATCACCGACCAACACGTCCTCATCAGATAGCTCCATCGTGAACTTTTCGTTCAGCACCCAATATTCCAGTATCATTGTTTCCTCTCCTTCCAAATCGTGTCACCCCACGCAATCAGTTTCTTCACTCGCTCTTTGTCCAAATCGCTGTTCATGCGAACGCACTCTCTGGCACCCATCCAATCGCCATCGTGAAGCAGCATCGCACTACAGGCGAACCGTATCAGATCATCCTTGAATGTTTTCTTTTGCAAGCACAGTGCGTACGAAACTTCGTTGTCCTGAAACGCTTTGTCGCCTTGGACGATCAGCTTTTTCAACACGCCGATCTCTTCGGCCTGCTGCTGCTTTTCTGGCGAGAGAGTCAGCATAGACCTTTGTTCTCCGCGAGCCAGAGGGGCATGGTCACAACACATTCTCGCCACTCATTTACTTTCGGAGATTGCCAAGTGACATGCTCGATCTGGCTTCGAGGCACCCACACCCTTGTCCCTTCGCGATCATTTTTACCAGTCGTTGAGAAGAAGTATGCCATCTCCGTTCCTCCGACGTGGAACAACCTCAATTTCACAGTATCTCCACTCATACAACTGCCATGATGTGTAGTGCCTCTCGCACGCTGCGTTTTGAACTGATGAAGCACATGGTTGAGCCGATTCCCAAATCAGGACGCGCGTCGATCATAACGAACACCTTGCGGCCATGTTCAAAGTCATCGATCAAACCGTTCGCGTTGGAACAGAAGAAATAACCCTTTGGGTCTAATCCCAGTTCGCGGAGTCGAGACATCCATTTGCGGTGCATTTTACATCGCGCGTTCACTGAGAACCTCCTTCCACTTAGCGCAACCATCAGCCTCGGTCATGCCGTCGGTATTGATACCTTTTTGCTGCAAACCGCGCGCCGTCTTTTCCATGATCGGGATGCGCGCCTCTTTATCTTTGCACAGACGATAGAACACTTTGGCCTGACCGTAATTGACCGGCTCTTTCATTCCGTGCTTTCGAATCTTCTTCGTCATCCAGATCGGGATCTCTTTGACTGCTGTCCCATTGCGCTTTCCCGATCTGAACGTCTCATTCCCAAATGGGTCAACATCACGACTTTGATACTGCGCTTTCGGTGCCCGGACTTTGAGCAGTCGTTGGCGTTCGATCTCCCTGGCCCGCTCCTCCTGCTCTCGCTTCAACTTATGTTCGGCATTCGTCAATGCCGCCAGCACTCGCTTGGGGCGTTTCGACTCAACCGCTTCTTTGACGGCTCGATCAATCGCCTCCTCGGTCATGTCACCACCCAAGACGTGCATCGAATTGACGAGTTTGTGGCGCCCACTGTTGCCGACGAAATCAACGATGCGGCAAATCGGCTTTGCGCTCGAAGCGACAGCAGCCTTGCGATGCTCTGGGGTTTCGAGTGTTTGCTCATCGACGACTCCCGGCAATGGTCGAGTCGCCCGCCCGACCTGCTGCGTGTAAAGCGTCAGGCTCTTTGTCGCCTTCCCCATGATGACGACTTCGACTGAGGGATTGTCGTAGCCTTCACTCAACACGCCGACGTTGCAGACAACAGCAGTGCGACCGGATTTGAAACGTTCCAGAAGGTTCATCCGTTTATCGGGATGAGTCTCGCCGCACACCCACTCAGCAAGTCCAGGGCAAGCGGTATTGAAAATATGGCAGCATTCTTCCGCTTGTTTGACTGTTGCGGTGAACACAATCGTTCGTCTCGGATGATGGCTCAGACTTGCGAGATATTTGGGCCAATGATCCAACGGTTGTGATGTGAGCGTTCCAGGGACCAGGCCATAAATCACTTCGAGGGACGGATGGCAGATGCCAGCGATGTTCTCTTTCTTTTCGACTACCTTGGCAACATCACCGGCATTCAAGTCCCCGGCAGTGGTTCGGCATTCCGACCAGTCGAGCGACTCGACTTTAATGAACTGTTGAGTTACATCGACAAGCCAGCCATCGCGCACGCCGGACAAAATGCCGTAGTCGTAGGCAACGGATTCAAACACCTGCCCAAGAGATTCTTCGTCGGCTCGTTGTGGCGTGGCGGTGATGCCCAAGATTTTGCAATTCGAGTTCTGCCGATAGTATTCGACGATCTGCTTGTACGACGGAGCCGCCCCACGATGCGCTTCGTCGATGACGACCAGCGAGAACTCGCTCGGCTTGAACTTCTCGAACCGCTTTTTCAACCGTCCCGATGTCTGGGTTTGAACGGTCGAAATGATGACTTTGGTTTTCGTGAACAGACCATGTTCCGCGCGTTCGTCTGCCATCTCGATCTCGCAATTGTACCCAGTGTAATGTTCGATCGTGGCCTTGCCCTGGCGAATCAACTCTGCGCGATGGGCGAGGAATAGCGCCATCTTGCCGGTGCGTTCGTGAAAACGTTTGATGATCTCTGCCGCACAGACGGTCTTTCCCAATCCGGTTGCCAACACTCCGAGGGTCGAGTTGTGCGTCTCCAATTCTTTGCACACGGAGTCGCAGAACGGAATTTGGTAGGACGGGCGGAGGTTCATTCAAGATTTCCGATTTTGACTTCCAAAATCTCTTTTAGTGCCTCTGTTACATCTGTGTCAGCGAGACAGCATCGTTTGGTTCCGGGGAACTGGACTTCCTCGCCATCCATGAGCCATGAATTGCCGAATTTATCAACGGCATCCAATGCCTCTTGCAAGTCATCACCACTCTCAGTTCTCAGAGCAACTATCAATTCTCCAATCGCTTTCACTACTGGATTTGCAGTTTTCATTTCTTCAATGCTGACTCTCGTTTTGCCTTAAACTGTGGCTGAGTTTTTTCGTAGATCGTTTTCGATAATAGCCCCGACTGCCGACAGGCCAAGCAATCACGAACACCATGATCGTCTCGGTATTTGAAAGTCCCAACACAATAAGGGCAAACCACGTCCGGCTTTCGATCGGCAATATCCATGTAGATACGAGTCAGGCTGTCACCGAGCGCACCGTGAAGATCACCGAGCAATTGATCCCGTGAATCGTGCGACCGCTTCAACGCAACTCGAACTTTGCTCACCGCCGTCATTAACTCCTGTATCTCCTGGCGTCTCTCCCAGAACGGGAGTGAGACTTTCGGGATCGGGAAACCCATCGTGTCAACGGGAACAGCGGGTGCTTCTGGTTCTGTTTCTGGTTGCGGGTCGGCGGGTTGTGGTTTGCCTGATTTAGGTTTGTCAACAGATTTCTCTGCGTTGTTTTCGCCCTTGCTCTGTCTCTCGCCCGATACGGGGGTGGCAACCGTTGCCACTTCTGGCTTTCGGCAGGAATCAACAAAGGTGTGACTCACGCCGCATTTCTCAGCCAATTCTCGCGAAGAATCGTCCGGCCATTGATTTAGTGCCGCCTCTACACAAACCCTCTTGTCGGCATTCGTTCGCCTGAGTCCGTTCACTTCATTTGCCAGCAGTGCGAACTTCAAACACTCCTCGTAGTTTCCCGTGTGGACTTCGCAAGCAGTGGCTTTCTGGCCGATCAGTTTCAACGCAGCGATTCGATGGCGCCCATCTGCCAAGAGAAAGTGTTTGCTTCCGTTCGGTTGAAAGACGTGCGGCAGCGGAAGTTGTTTTTTGGATTTGTAAGCGTGCGCGTAATCGTCCGAGGCTTCTCGTTGGAGTTCGGCGCGGACCTTTGGGCTAGAGTCGAGGTCGATGTCCTCGATGAACACAAGTTTCTTCATGGTTGGTTAATGAAAATGCGCCGATCCCAGAAGATGTTGAGTCAGCGGCATCGGGCGATGCCAAAGGGACCGGCGCAAAATTATTACAGTCTGACTCAACACAACCATTTCACCACAAACACAGTTCTTGTCAAAGTTTTTTCAGCGAATCCGCCTTGGGAATTTCTGACGTGATGCCGTCGAACAGACGTTTGCATTCTTCGGCAAGCTTCTTCCCCTTGAGTCCTGTCAGTTTCGAAACCAGATGCTCCACATCTTTCTTCGTCGTTTTGACACAGCGCATGAAGTCCATCAGCACGTCGTCAGATTCGACTGCCGGATTTGATTCTTTGGCGCGAACAACCAGGCGATTAAACAACTCCTGGGGATCGTTGACCGGTGACATCGGACTGTTTGGTGACAGACCGTAACCAGGTATAAAGCTCGGGTCTTTCTTCACGCCTTCACGCATGTAATCCCAAATCTCGTCCAGCCACTTCGAGGCAATGGCTTTCTTTTCACAGAAGGCGACCCGTTGTTGCGGCGACCAATCAGCGATAGCTGTTCGCCATAGATCGGGCGGCATGTTCGACGGTACGGCATAGCCAGCAAATTGAGCGTGAGCCGGACAGTTGAGTTTGGCGCGGCAGAACTGGCACTGATCTTCACCAGGAACGCGCTTTGATTCCGGGTTATTCGATTCCATCACGCGCCTGAACATCTCTTGAGTCGCGCGTTGAATGTCCTCTTTCTCGTACAGACAGGGCGTTGGTGAATGAGTGGCGAGAGGTTGAACGATGACGCATCCGACCTGATTGACGACGATGTAATGACCGGCGACCAGGCAGACAAGATCCCGCAACTGCAAGTTCTCTGCGCTCTCTGGCTTTTCGGCTGCAAGGCTCTTGTAATCTACGATCAGCGCACGATTGCCCACACGATAAACGACATCGGCTTGTCCTGAGTGACCGATCGCGTCAGTGAGCTTGACCCAGAAGCGTTTTTCACGTTGGCAAGTCGCCTTTGCCTTTTCGAGATCATCCGGCCCAAAGAAGTCAACGACCTTCGCCAGTTCGATGCTCAAGCATGATTCGGCAATCTCCTGTTGTCGTGGTTCGAGGGATTGATATTCAGCGAGAGCCTCAAGCGCGTCGAGTGAAGGCGGGTTTGGCACCATCTTCAACGCCGCGTGAATCTGATCTCCCCACTCGCTGTCTTTTGATCGGGCGGGTTCGGCAATCCCGCGTTGAGCCAGGTGCCGACCAGGGCACAAGGCATCAGCTTGCGCCGAACTCGCTGAGGTCTGACCAAGGCGGGGATCGTTCATTCGTCCTCCACGGTGATTCGTTCGCCTTTTTGCAGCGCGGCGAGAACCTCTTTGAGTCCAGCGACAAAGACCGACTCGAAGCGTGGACCGTTGGCTTTGAGTTCGTAATCCTTCTGTGATCGAATGGCAATCATCAGGGCGGATTCGAGGTTTGCTTTTAGCATTTTCATAAAATGGTTTCACCCTGACTGCCGTGACCGAACGGCGACACGCGATGCTTCTTCCCAGAGCCAGGTGGATGATTTCCGCCGCAGATTCGGCATCCTAATTCCAAGCGAGCCAAGTCCCGACGAAGATCACGCAGAACATCCGAGAGAGGTTTTTCCTTCTTGGCAATTCGATGTCCCCATTCGCGCATCGTCTCTTTATCGAAAGCGCATAGCGGGCACATGGTTGGAATCTGCAACGCCTCTTTGGTCACGTAGCCAACGGGCCGCTTGCACTGCACACATTCGTTTGCGACGAGTTGAGCCATAACTATTCCGGAGCGGGGTTAGCTGCGAACTCAGACACACGGCGGGCGAACTCCTGCCACTCCTCTGCGACCTGCCCAAGCAACGTGTCGTTTGCCAGGTCAATTTCCTCGAGGTTGGTTGCCTCTGGTTCGATCAATTGAATCGAAGCCAGGAACGAGATCAGATCAGCCTCTTTCAGTTTCGCAGCTTTGAGAAGTTCGCGAATGACGATCGGTGCCGCCTTTTTGACCTCCGACTCAGTTTTTGGCGAATTTGGGGTGGCTGGGAGCGTAATTGTGGGGGTAGGGCTTTCCGCTTTGGCCCCGCCCTGAGGTTTTGAGGGGGTGGGTGCGGGTCGTATGCCTTCTTTCGCGTCCTGGGGCATTTCGGGCGGTTCAGGTTCGATTTGTGGACCGTTTTCGATCTGTGGCGAGGCGAATATCGGGCGGAGCATTGGCTTCGGCTCTTTCACCGGCAAGTTGTCATCATCAGCATAAAGCACATCCCGAATTTCGGGCATGAGATCCCACCGTTTACTGTGACGTTTGATGACTGTCTTTTTTGCCATTTCGCCCCACGACTTCACCCAAGGCATTGAGTCTTTGGCTCGGCTGAACGACTGGCGAACTCCTTCGACTTCATCGGCTGACATAATTTCGTAGTCAACAGACCCGTCCTGCATTTTGGCACGGGAATAAACGGCAACGATCTCGCCTCGGGCTTGGGTGTAATCGGCGGAGTGATTGACGCGCGTTCGCCCTTCGCCGTCATCCTCGAGTACCTCGAAAGCGTCGCCGGAGAAAACGAGCTTGGCTGTCACCTGGACGTTATTTCGACTGGCGAGCGCGACCAGTCCTTTCCAGTCAAAAATGACTTGGGCGGTATTTCCAAAGGCGATGATGTGAGCAAGGCGCCCATCGGGTTCAAGACCAGCTTGGGCACAGATCAGGACGCAACGCCTGAGACTGTCGCGAGTGCAGGCCAGCAACTCAGGTTTGTACAGGACCATCGTTTGAGATACGCGCAACAATCGTTCTGCCGTCAAATGCTTCGGCAGGACTTTTTGGACTTCGGCAACGAGAGCGGGACTGGCGAACTCCTCCGCAATGCCGGTCTTTGCCACGGCTTGAGGGTTTGCGCGTTTGGCCGTTTGCGTTGCGGGCGTTGTTGGTTTTGGTTCGAGTAAAGATTTCATACGGGTGCGTTTTGAAGGAGTTCCACGAGTTTGTTGGATTGAATAATTCTGGCCTTTAATCTGGCGGCGTCGGCGGCGTCGGCGGCGTCGGCGTAGGCGGCGGCGTCGGCGGCGGAGGCGTAGGCGTAGGCGTCGGCGTCGGCGTCGGCGTCGGCGGCGGCGTCGGCGGCGGCGGCGGCGGCGGCGTCGGCGGCGTAGGCGTAGGCGTAGGCGTCTCTCCGTGCTTCTTGCCAATCCGAAAGAGAGACTTTGATTCCTGCCAATTTGTTTGCGTACAATTCACCTACTCGGCTGATAGCTGCTCGTTGTTTGTCTGTTTTCGCAAACTTCACAACCCCGTCAACGGGATCGACAAGGAGCCAGTGCAAGAACTTGTCCGCAACCAAGGACAAATCCGCTCCCGGTGTTATCGCAGACAAGAACCGCTCCGGCCATTGTTGTGATTCATCTTCGGGCAGTCCTTCAAAAATTCCGTCCTCCAATCTGGCGATTGCTTGCGGGATGCCCATTTCGGTTTCGTATGCAGCGTGATTTCGCCCGTGGATTGTGCAACCCACAGCACAGCCTTTGCCGTTCCCGTTCTTCCATTCGCCGTACGCGCCCTTGATAAGTTCGTCAGCTTCGCGATGGTCACGGACGCGGGCCAGGTATTTATCTTTGATTTCCTGCTTGCCGTGATAAGCGAGCAGTTTTGGTTTTGGTTCGAGTAGTTTGGTCATAGCTTCAAATCCATCCCTGAGTTTTGGCGAAGCGTTCGATTTCGTCCCATCCGATACGATGGCACCCGGCAATCACACCTTGCTCATTTACTGCGTCAAGTTGGTAGTCGCCAACTTTGAATTGATCTCCGTTGCGATGCCAGCCGCGTTTTCGTTGGATCATTGCGAAACGAAAAGCCTTCTCAGCTTCCGGCAGTGGCACGCACGCGCCCCGGCTGGTTTCGAGAACGGTTACGGGCTCTCTGCCCTCGTCGTATTGATGGCTCAGGAGAGTAAACGGATGACTTCGTTCGGCAATGAATGCTCGCGCGCTTCACGCAGGCAATGGAAAGCACAGCCGATTTCAAACATCGCAACGCGAATGATCTCCGCGCGCATCTCATTCGAAAGATTTGTTTCCAGGAGGGTGGCGATTTTCTTTTGCACATGTTCAAGGCATTGCGCGGCGCCACCATCAAAAGCAGGGTCAATCTTTTGGTTTTCGTTTTCAGTAGTTTGCATAACACCATCAGCGTAGCATGCGTGAGACAGATGTCAAGCCTTGACGAAAGAAAAGTTTAGTCTGACTCTGACGTGGTGAGCAGTGCAGCCTTTGTGATGGAGGATACCCCGGCGCCTTACAGGTGTGATGAACGCTCAATCCTGCCTCAACCACTTGACCGCAACGCCTTACTCGCAAAAGCCAGGGCGTGCAGAAAGCACCGCAACACCGCACTGTCTCAAGCGATTGACAGCCGGAGACTCGCTCATAAAGTCGTAATGGAACTCGAACAGGACTTGGACGCCGCTACGGACGCTGATTCCCGCAGGGAAGTAGCGATTGCCATTCGTTCGGCGATTCAGGCGTGGGATCTGGCTTGTGATCGTGTGCGGATTGCCAAAGGTTTGCCGTTACCCGGCAGTCTCCGTCCAGAGGCAAAGCCAAAGAAGTCAAAGCCGGTTCATCAGACGTTCAGTGAACAGCCGTCCGGACCGTCCGGCCCGTCCGCTCCCATCGACAAGCCGATTGCCTGACGGGCAACGTTGCCAAGTAGCCCAATCCCCAAGCGGAACTTTCGTGTCCCCTCGACTTTGGCAATGACCGCGTCAGGGCAGGAACCAGAATGACCGCATCACCTGAGACCAGGCAAGACGTCAGACCTGAGCTTTTAGGAAAGAAGGTCTGCAGGCGAACCAAACCGAAAAGGAATCTCTTTGGCGTCAGACGGTCCCCACACCCCCAACCCGGACCGGGCCAGGGAGATTGGGGGTCGAGAGGTGAGAGTGGACTTTTGATGGATGCCAACTTTTCCAAAACTTTCGACTTGCAGACCTGAAAATCGCTCTCCCCTCATACTCCCCTCTGTATATGTATCTGTATGTGCCTACGATTTGACACCGTTTAATATAGTTGACATGCGTTGACAGTTGTGATGATGTATAAGGAGTGGACACCATTACGAGTTGGACGCCGTTGTTTTCCTCGATAGTGACCTCGACTTTGTGGGAGGAGTCGAAGGAGGTCAGGTTGCTGTTTGTGACGATGCTGGCGTTGAAGAACCGGGATGGGTTGGTGATTGCCACGATGTCGGGTTTGAAGCGCCTGGCGAATTTGAAGGCTGAGGAGGTTGAGTCCTCGGTGGCTGTACTCGAGGCACCGGATACAAAAGCGGAATTGACTCAGGAGTTTCAGGGCAGGCGCATCGAACGGTGTGAGGGAGGGTGGAGGATTTTGAATCACGAGAAGTACCGGGATCTCGTGTCGGGGACCAAGCGTCGGGCCTATCAGGCATCCTGGCAGAAGGGGTATCGTGACAGGAAGAAAATGGCAAAACAGCAGGGGTATAAAGACGGTGTTGAACAGGTGATCGACGAAGGGTTGAATGAGATGAAAGAGTCACACAAAGTTCAGCCAGATCCGATGACTGACGAGCAGCGCGCCGCCGTAGAGGAGGAGGTTTACCAGCAATACCCGAGGGAGTTTGTCGAACCACCCGAAGTCGCGAGTCCACCAATCACTCAACCAATAGCCCCGAGGTACAAACTTCGGGATGATGTTCAATAATTTATGCAACGATCCATAATACCAGTCGGACCTTCAAAGGCACCCTACGAAGGACTCACCTGCCGTGAGTGTAAAGTCACATGGTACATGCCGGTAGAATACGTAGAACAACGGCGCCGAACATCCGAAGTGTTCTTCTGCCCCAACGGTCATCAAAAACGCCTGGTGCCGATAGATCAGCCACCACCGCGAGGACCGGCCGTCGTTCCAACCGAACCGTTCGATAACCGGCCGCCCGTGCCGAGATTGCCCCCATCAGGAGGCAGGCCGAGCGGCACTCAGCCCGTACCGTCTGACGCACCGGCCCAACCGATCGAAACCCGGCAGACAGCCGCCTTGATAAATCCTCAGTTCGGACAGGGCTAAGCATGGACTTCGAAGCCGTTCAACGTTATCCACTGTGCTGGCCTGATAATTGGCCGCGCACGCCGTTCAGGATCTCCTCGAGATTTGGGGATCGGACGGTCAACCAGGCGTTCGCCATCCTGGGAGATGAGATACGGCGCCTCGGTTGTGATACGTGGAAAATATCAACCAACATCCCACGCACCAATAGCGGGTGGATCAAGTCACAGTTCAAACAACCGACCGACCCAGGCGCAGCCGCCTACTTCACGTACAACGGCAAACCAGTCACGCTCGCCTGTGATAAATGGACACGGTTGGAGGACAACATTTATGCCATCGCCCGTCACATCGAGGCTCTGCGAGGTCAAGATCGTTGGGGAGTAGGCACTCTCGAACAAGCCTTCCGTGGTTACATGGCACTGCCTGGTGTCGGTCAAACCAGTGGTGAAAACTGGTGGCAGGTGCTAAACGTCCCGATCAACGCCACACAACAGCGAATCAAAGAATCATTTCGCACACTGGCTAAACTCCATCACCCTGATACTGGGGGTGAGCGTGAAGGTTGGGAGCGGATAAACCGCGCGTATCAACAGGCAGAAGCATTGTTTGGCAACGGCAAGTGAACTGCAGGGCCATCCAACGTCGGCTGATCAGCGATCGTTTCGCCAAAGGATTTTGCATCCCGAACTACACACCAAGCGGTTGGTTTGAGTGTGACGTTTTCGAGATCACAAAGTCCGGGTTTTTTCGTGAGTATGAGATCAAGTTGTCTCGCAGTGACTTTCGCGCCGATGCTGCCAAAAGGAAAAGCCGACCAGTCTATGAAAACGGGGTGTGGAAAGAGGACGTAGGAGGCAATAAACACGAACTGCTGGCCGGACACTCACTCGTCGGACCCTCACGGTTTTATTACGTGTCGCCCCTCGGAGTGCTCAAGCCGGAGATCATACCAGCCTTTGCCGGATGGATCGAGTTTGAGGACGTCGATGACTCCAACCGGCCGTTCGGACCAGTGCCTCACACTCGCAAAGAAGCCCCACAACTTCACCGATCAAAACCACTACCGGAGATCAGGCGCCATGCCGAGAGTGTCTGTTACTGGCGATTCCTAAAACTGTTTTTACGATGCGATACCAACCTAGCTGCCGAGGTCGAGCACGCCACAAGTGGGATCTCAACAACTTCTGTGAATGGTGCGGCAAGCCTCGAGTGACCGGAGCGGAACGAATGGCTGACTGGCGGGTTCGTCACCCGAAGTCAACTATGCCATCCCGCCCATCACCTTCGACGATCAACTGCACCTGACTGGCATCGGTGATCTTGCTGCCGTCGGGCAACAGGTGCCAATCGTAATGCAACGGTGCTATCACGATCTGCCCGCGTTTGAGTTCACCCCTGGCTTTCACGGCAGGCGAGACATCGACGATGATGAACTGTTGTAAATCACGATCATCATATTCACGCAGCAGCAAGCCGGATGCGGTAAGTCTCGGAGGCTGAATCGGCCTGAGCCACACGTTGTTTTTCAGCAGGCGGAGAGTGCGGGGCATAACTCAGGTTGAAGTTGAATCGAAGTGCGCTCGTCGATGAAAGGGATGTATTCAGGGTTCAGTTCGATCAACAACGCCGTTCGACCGTGTTTTATGGCAACCTCGCCTGTCGTGCCACTACCAGCAAACGGATCGAGAACGACATCACCCTTACGACTACCAGCGAGGATACACGGCTCGATCAGTTTCGGAGGGAAGGTAGCGAAGTGAGCTTTACGATATGATGCGGGAGCGACAGTCCAGACATCGCGCTTGTTGCGCATACCACTGCACTGTCCTTCGCGATCCATCTTGTCCCACCTGTCGTTGAACCCATCGTGACGCCTGCTGTGACCTCGTTGTTTGTCGGATCGAACGGCTTTCATTGCACCATTGGTTTTCACCCCACCATTACCCCGGTGTGAACCATTCTGATTCTCGACATTCTGATTC